CCTTGCGGCTGCGCGTTACGGCGGGGCCAAAGGCTTTGAGGCTGCAAAACATCGCATGTTGACTTCGCCCTATTATTCCCGTGCAATCATGCAAGGCGAGGCCCCTGCGCTACATAATGTGCTTGCTGGCCCTGTCGGTGTGTCGGGCGCGGTCAGTGCTGCGGAAACTTATAAATCTCGGAGAAAGAAATGAAAAAGGTAATAGGAGCCTTTGCGGCATTTTTATATAGCACGTCAGCCCTGTGGGGTGCGACTTTGTTGCCGAATGGGCAGCAGCAGTTTATCGACGCGAACGGCAAGCCTTATGCTGCAGGCAAGGTTTTCTTTTACAGCAACTTTCCGACCTGCACGGTTCTGAAAAACACTTATCAGAATGAAGCTGGGACGGTTCTCAATACCAATCCTGTTATCCTGTCTGCGATGGGCACCGCCACGATCTTTGGCACTGGCGCTTACTGCCAAGTGCTAAAAGACGCAAACAACAATACGATCTGGACAAAATACACGTCCGACACGTCGAGCGCCTCGAACCTTGGCTGGGGCGGAACGTCTGGTGGCACGGCTAACGCGCAGACTGTAACCGTATCGTCGTTTGCTAGCCTCAACGGGCAGACGTTTTATTTTATCGCAGGTTACACAAATACCGCATCAATGACACTGGCGATCAACGGTGGATCGCCTTTGGCTGTTGTGCGTGACACCCCGACTGGCACAGCCTTTCTGTCCGGGGGCGAGGTTGTCGCCGGAAACGTGATCGGCATGACCTATACTGCATCAACCGGACAGTTGCATCTTATTACCAGCAATGTGCAAGCGGGTTATACAGGTGAAGTTCGGACGTTTGCGATGGCATCTTGCCCCGGTGGCTGGCTTTATGCAAACGGTGCATCTGTAAGCGCGACGACTTACTCAAATCTTTATGCAGCAATCGGCACGACTTGGGGCACGAGCGCTGGCAATGTTGTGCTGCCGGACTTTAGAAATGAGTTTCTGCGGGGTGATGGTGCGAGTGCTGTTGGCACTTACGAGGCAAACACTTTTACAAGCCATACGCATACGCCGACTGTGACAAACCCGACTCATACGCATACTTACACGGCTGGTGGATCTGCGACTGTTGCACTGTCGGCAGGTGGTGTGCCTGTGAACCAATCAGCGCCTGCGGGTGGCAGTGTAACAAGTGCCGATGCTCAGAACACGTCAGTTACGATTGCAAATACGGGTGGCACGGAAACTCGGCCTAACAACTATCGTGTGAGATTCTGCATTAAGTATTAAGCCCATCTGATAGGAAGTGTGGGGTGGCTCTAGCCCACCCCATGCAATTCTCTTGCGCGCGGGACGTAGTTATCAGACCCCGCTTGACGCTCTAAAATCCCAGACTTTTCCATCAACGACATGATCTTTTCGGCTTTCTCGGCAGGGGTGCGCTGCGAGAGGAAGCGCAGGATTGTTGCGCCTGCGATTGGTGTGCGCGCTTTCATATACATGCTGAATAGATACTGGAAAGTTTCTTCGATCACTTGGTCGTCGGAGCGCATAATCATGTCGCGGAAGATTTGTGGCATGAGAGCCTCGATCTCTAACAACCAACCGCGAGCGCGTTCGACATCTTGTAGGCGAATGGCGAGTTCTTCACCGCGAGAAAGCGCAGAAACCATTGCGAGCTTGACGGCAAAGATCGTCCCCCGGCGCGGCACGTAGTTGGCAAGTTTGGGATGGTCTGGTATCGGCCCCCATTTGTCTTTGCGCCAACGCTCCATGTCAGCAATCGCTGCTGCATCCCATTTCATTTCGCCATAATAATCAGCGCAATCGTTTAGCTTTGCCACGAGTTTCTTTTGCAGCCCATCCATATTTTTGTATTCACCAAAGAGCGCAACGTCTGGCATGGTGGATGAATAGACCATGAGCATTCGAGAGGTCCAACCCATTGTCCAAGCGGCCTCCGGGAGCAAGGTCGCAAGAAATCCTGGCTGCGAGCCTATGAGGAGCGTGGTCATGGGATTTGAAATGTCGATTGGCTCTTTGAGGGAATGGCGGCGTTCTTCTCGATAGGACTCTTTGTGGTCGAACAATTCGTTGATGATGGAAAGAAAGTTTAGATCGTGCGAGTTAATAAAGACCCCTAGCTCTGCGGCGAACACGAAAAGGTGATGGTATGTCAGAGTGCCGGAGTTGTTGGGTTTTAGTTTGATACGTGCGGCGTTTGTTAAAGCGTCGATGTAGGAAGCTGCGGTGACGCTGTTCGGTGCAATCGCAAACTTCTTTGTGGCCTTGAGCAACTGTTCAGCAGGATTGATCGCCTGTGATTTGCCGACTCCCGGCGGGGCGACGAGCATAGTGTAGAGGTTTGCGTATTGCGGGCCAGCTTTGGTCTTGGTCCAGACACGCTTTTCGAGAGCGCCAGAAAGGGTCGTGATCGCGGCCCATTTGCGGAAAAGTTCTGGCGAGGGGCGTTCGTCTGTGAACGCCACATAAGTGTCGATGAAATCCAACGGAGGCCCCTTAAAATATTTTTATAGTTTCTGGGAAAGGAATGGAGTGCGTTTGCGCTCGTCCTTTTTGTTTTTCCATTTAGCAAGGCCATCGGGGTTGGATTGAGGATCAAAGTTTCCCCAATTCCAGCCGACTTTGGCCTCTCCCGGCACCACAAGTTTGTGCCCAGAGTGTTCAAACGCGAGATCGAAATACGAAAGGGCTTGTGTTATGACTTCAACTTCATCGAGCTTTTCAGGATACTGGAAGTAAACGGCATCGTGCACTTGAGCGATCAACTGTATTTCAGGCATGTGATACCATATGCGCCACATGACCAAATTCAACCTGTCCGCCGTCGCGCTCTGCGGTGAAAATGCAATCGCCTCCCGTAGTGTCGTGTCGTCGTTCGAGCGCCCGAAGAACGTGCGTTCTCGTCCGAGCGGAGTGACGATGCGGTGGGAGGTTTGGAGTTGTTGAGCGACCCATCTATGCCACTTTGGTATTCCGGCAAATCTGTCGAAGTATCGCTTTTGGAATTGCTCTGCGACTGCAACGGGGAGCTTGGCATGTCGGGCCATGGTCGGAGGTAGTCCGCGATAATTGCTTCCGTGGCCGAGTTTCTTCGCCATGTCGCGGTAGGTGAGGTGACGGTAGAAGGGTGTGTCTGCGATTGCGCGGTCTTTTTTGGGATCGTCTGTCCATTCCAATTCGGGCCAAGCAGTCCGTGCAACAAGAGTGTGAAGATCGCCACTATAGCAGGCGTCCAGATAAGACCAATCACCACAAATGGTGCCTGAAAGCCATCCCACTTCTCTGGACTCTGCTTGTTCAAGGTCGATGCCGCAGATTTTGTATCCAGGGTCAGCCACAAACATCTTACGCAAAGACGATGTAATATTTTGTAAGTTTGTGCCAGTGCCGAAAGCATTTGTGCTCGAAGAAAAGCGGCCTGTTTCTGTTCCTGCGACATTGTAAGAAGTCCTCATTCGCCCGTCAGCATCGACTTCGGTGTTAAGAACTGAGAGTTGTTTGACGGCATCTCGTATAGATAAGATTGTTGCAACAATAGGTCTGGCGTGAAAATAATTGTCGAGCTTTTCAAGGGCCTCTCGATCCATGGAGAGTTTTCGCTCTCCTTTCTTTGAGGTCCAGATTTCAGGAATGCCCATTGCGCCGAAGAAAAATTCTTGCAGCATTTTAGGGGAGTTGGCTTTGAGAGGCTTGTCCCAAACAGCGTTAGACAAACGGTTGAGCAAAATAGTAAGACGTTCGATCTCGACATTGAGAGCCTCGATACCTTTTTGACGTTCGTAGTTGTCGATGCGGAAGCCTAACTGCATCATCGCCATGACAGGTGCTTGCAGGGCGCGGGCGAAATTGTAAATGCGCGGGGGAGCGCCGAGCGCTCGAATGGCGTCCAAGACTTCATGCGTGATGCAATTATCTAATCCATTATAGATCTGCTCATTCTCAGGCAGCGTAATGCCTTCTTGCAAAAGCGATGTATCAATAATTGGCATTTCGTGCCTCGTTGACTCTGAGTTCAGCTTCTTCTTTTGTTTTTGTATAACCTAAATACTTTCGAGGTTTATCAGACATGTCGATATAACATGACCAAAGATTTGCTCGTTTATTATAGCAATAGCCAATCCTGTTTTTGTGGCGAGACGTATTTCGCATGTTAGTAAAATGGTCAACTATTCTTAAGTTCTCTTTTCGATTGTCGAGAGGATTACCGTTTATGTGATCTACTTCTTTGCCTTCTGCTTTTAATTGAGCAGGGTCTACATTAAGAACAGCATGATGTAAGTATATTTGTTTTACTTTTCCTTCCACACGGTATTGACGGCAAGCTCTAACTTGATACCCATTAACATTAGCCATCCATTTATTTGCAGATAGTTTTTCAAAATCAGCGTCATCAAGTAACGCGGAATATCCACGAGTAAGCTGAAGTTCTTTCATTTAGAATATCCAGATTAAAGCCGAGAAGAAAAGCCACGCAGCAAGAGCACTTTCGCTGCCCGTCATAACGTAATGTGCCATAGCAGCAACAGATAAAATAGCTACAATCATGCCTATAATCTCCCACGCACTTGAAGAGCGTTGAATATTCTGCGCCAAATATAGCTCCTTACAATACTTACAGCAGTAAATATTGCGGTGATTGTTAGATTTTGGTGGAATGAAGGGTAAAATTGAAACCATGGGAATACCACCCATTGAGTTAAAAGTGAAGTCAAAAAGCCCGAACTGGTATTTAACAGGGCTTCGATAAGAGAGTGTTTTCTGGATTGCATTTAATCATCCTTCTTCATCTCCGTAATTTTCTTTCCTCGCATCATTTTCCAAGCAGGTTCACTTGTATAAATCGAGCCTAAAAAGCCTAAACCCTTTTGCATCTCCGGGTAGAGTGCATGATGGTATAACATAGTGTCCTCTGAACAATTTCTGGGACGATACCCTTCCTTCATTAAATACTGGAGATCATAAAGACCGTTTTGAAATATCTTTACGATGGCTGGATTTTCCAAAAGGCTTCGCACAATGTTACGAGCGTCTTTTTCAAGCGAGGCGCTAGGCCAGTAGTTGCCCCCTTTTGTGCGATCCCAGAAGGGAACGACCATTGCGTGAGTGTGATCTGCAGAAAATCCAACCATCTCGATCATGCCGTATTTTGTTTCGATGTCGCAGGCACATTCGTTTTTGACATGAGTTGTAATCCACTCTTGGCATTCTGCTATAGTGGGGTTTACAAGTATGAAACGCTGCGGGCGTCTAATCTCTGGATAAGCACTTTCACGCTTCGCCTTTATTAAATCCGCGAGGGCAATCGGTCGCCAGGCCCAATTACGCAAGACCGCCGCTGGGTGATAGGTTGGGAGGACTTTGCTGCTAACAAGAGTTCCTGTTGCCACTGTTCCGCGTAAAGCTCCAATACCGTTAGTGCCAAGCAAAGCCCAACAAGCTGTAGCGCCCAAAGCGATAACGAGATTAGGACGAACTTCTTCCAATTCTTCACGGAGGCGCTCCAACTCTGAAAGGTATTCGGGGGCGAGGTATTGACCGACTTTGCCCAGATGGGGATGGGGATAATCGTCACCGCAATCTGCTTTCTTCACGCAGAGTGCTTGAAGGTCGTTGTTCGGGGGGCGCAGCGCCAGCACGTTTGTCAAAAAGCATTCGCGTCGGGAAAGGCCAGCCTCTTGCAACATGCGAGTCAATTCTTGACCGCTGTAGCCTTGGAATGGTTTTCCGATGAGTGCCTCTTGTTCACCCCATGCTTCTCCCACTATCGCAATCTTTGCGTCTTTGGGTCCGCTGGTGTGTGCAAATGCTGGCGCTGCGTTGTGCATTTTACTGCTGCTTTACAGTTAGTGCCTTGACAAGCCACATGCAGCCTTCTTCAAAAGCTGTGGCGGCGTTTCCAAACAATCTTTCTTCTTCTTGCAGAAGAACGGTGTCTGGTTTGGCGGGAGTCATGTTGTAGCAAAAGTCGATCATTTCCGCGCACAGACGTTTTGCTTCTTTCACGTCTGCTTGCTCGGAAGGGTTGAAGGACTTGCGGACGATTTTCTCGCCATAGGTTAATTCAGGCATCAGCGGTTTTCCTCGGCCACAATCGCCAGCAGCAGCAGGCTGTAAACAACCATGTCGTCGATGCGATCACGGATGGGCTCGCTCCGGGCGCGGTTTTTGTTTTCACGAACATCCTTCACATACTGCGTGATGGTGTCGATGTGCTTGCCAGCAAGAAAGAACCATGCGGTTGACATGGGGACGCCCTGCTGATCCGCGAGGCGACGGAAGTTCGCCAAAATATCAGCCTTGTCGCCATACTCAGCGTTCTTCGTGGCGAAAAGTTTTTCAGCCCGCTTCATGGCGTCTGCAATGATGGTGAGCTGCGGGTTGCTGTTTGTAACGGGGGTCGGGACTTTGTTCACGGCAGGCTCCTTGTTGGCTGTCGGCTTGATGTCAGCAATGGTTTCGTAAAGTTCGTGAATGTTGATGCGTTCAGCTAGATTTTCCTGTGTCATTCTTTTGCTCCTTTTGCATGGACGATGCTTTGCGTAAAACACGAGAGTGATTGAGGGCTCGCCTCGCGTTCGCCACGTAGTCATCGTCAATCTCGAGGCCAAGAACATACTCGGCACCAAGGGCTTCGGCTGCGCGAAGGGATGATCCGCCTCCGCATGTCGGGTCCAGCATACGAGTGTTGCTGTCCACGAACATTTGTAGGAAGTGCTTTAGAACTGGCTCGGGTTTGGTGTGGGGATGGTTCTCCTTGTTTGTGGGGGACGCAATCGCATTACTGACGGGTTTCACCAACAGCCGATCCTCTCGGCTGGCGATTAGGGCCGTCTCGTAAATTCTTCTGGGCTCGCGCTTGGGATCAGGCACGATGCCTACGTTGTCGCTTTTGACCCAGATCAATGGGAAATTGCAGAACGAAAGCTGCGGGGCCAACTCGGCAAACATTTCGAGGGTTTTGGCTTGGATTTTGATGTCGCCAGATAGCCAAAAGACCAGATGCCCGCTGTGCGCCATGATGCGGTCGAGGTTGGTGCAAAGCGCGTGGATTAGTTTTTCGTAAACGTCCGCAGCGTCGTCGTAGTTGGACCAAGACTTTTTGCCTGACCAAGCGCCGCCGAAAACATTCACGCCATAGGGGAAGTCGCAGTGGATGAGATTAAAGGGTTCGCCGCGATAGGCTGGAGCCCACTCCAAAAAGGACTGCTGGAGGATTGAAGCCTCGGCGGGGGTGATTAGGGGCGCATGTCGGGCACTTTTAGCGGGCGCATCCGGGGATAGGCCGGAGGATTGATTTTCCGGGGCCGTGGTTGCGTTCAATAGGTCGTCTAGGGGGTCTATACCGGATTGACCCGAAAGCCTATCAGCGACCGCCTCTGTGGCTGTTGACAATAGATTGCTAACGGCGTCCGCCGCCACCCGTTCATCCTCTCGCGAGATAAAATTATACGCCCGCGTTGCCGACTCCATCTGGCGCACGTTGTCCCGGTAAAGTTCCTTGGCGACCCGGCAGCATCGCTGCACCCACGCCGGGGAATACCCCAGGTTTTCGGCGGTCTTTGTGTAATTCCACTCAGGGCCGTTCTGCTGACCCAGCACTTCATGCAATCCGGCCATCGCCAAACACTGGTCCTGCCAGCCCAAATCTTTGCGGCGCAGATTTTCTTCAAATTCCACAACCCGCTGCTCGATGGGGGAAAGTTCTGTCAGCAAATGGGCGGGGATTGTGTCGCGACCCAGTTTGGTGCTGGCCGTGTAGCGCCGTTCACCGGCTACAAGTTTGTAAGGTTGCCCTGCGGGGCCTTCCTCCGGCAAAACAATAATCGGCACCAGCACACCATTGCGCGGAATGCTTTCAAGCAGATCGTCAACGATGATTTCTTTCCGCTGGCGACTGGCGCGGTCAATCCAAATGTCTTTGAGGGCGATTTCCATTTGTAAATTCCTGACAGGTGAGTGGGGGAGGCAAAAGGCTCCTGCCTCCCCCGTTGTTAGGCCAAGGGCCTGTGGCGATTACGCCTCGCCCTTCACGCTCTTGATGTTGTTACGCGGCGGATCATCCGGGCGCTCCGGGTTAAAACGCTGCGTGATGTAAGCAAGAACGCTCTGTCCAACGGCCTCCGGGATCAACTCGTCAAAAGAAGAACCTTCGGTCTGGAGTCCGAGGCTGACGAGAAAATCTTTCAAGCGAAAGCGAGCGTCCGGCGTGAGGTAAAAGTCCGTGGACAGCTTGCGGCTCGACAGGTCAATGTCCGCGAGGTCCTTCGGGTCAACGTCATCGCTGGCCGAATGGAACTTCAAACCAAAACGCACGTAAGGGGTTTTGTTCTTGTTATTGTCTCCGTATTCGAAAGAAGCGATAGTGCCGTGATAAGTGCCTTCGGGGAGAGCGAGAGGAGCCTTGACATCATCGAGTTTGGTTGAGAGCAGTTCTTTGAAATTAACAGACATGGTTTACTCCATAGTGATATGCCCCGTGAGGGGCGAGCATTGACGCATTCGCGTCAATTCCTGACAGCTGCGAAATAGTCGGCTAGACCTGTTTCGAGCGGATAAGATGGCTGCACTTTAGACGGCGCAGTATTCTTGCATTCAATCGTGCCTTGAGAGGTCGTGAAAATCTGGCGCTTGAGCGATGTCCCACGACCGGAACTTTGGGCGAGCAGGACTGTGTTGAAATAACGTCCGACTTTCGGAGGTAACGCTTTTCCCAAGGTGTTAGGATAGTAACGCTCCGGCCCACTATCATCTCCCATCGGTTTGATGTGGCAGTTGATTATGACATTGCATTTTACGGACTCGTCGTAGAGCATACGCAGAAGGTTCTCGACCAAAACCTGAGCCAAACCCCAATCGCTTTGATGCGGGTGTTGACCAAGTCTCCCGTTCATGGCGAGGATGTATGAAAGCGCAGCGTCGGAAAGCATTGTCAGGCTGTCAATCACGAGGACTGTTTTGCTGTCCCATGTGGTAATGGGGCCGAGGTTCGTGTCGCCGTCTTTCCATTCGCCCAACATGCCTGCAGTGCGCTGCCAAACGCTGGCCTTTGCGGGGATCAATTTGCCGCCGACGTTTTTCATGGGCTCTGTGATCGTCACGTAGTCCACGTTCGCAATGCAGTCCTTTGCATAGCGGCCTGATGTGAGCAGGTCGCGCAGCACGTCCACGCCGTTGTCGAGGTCGAGGATGCGAACTTTGTAACCGGCGGCTGCAAGGGACGCCAAAGCTCCTGTTTTGCCCGAGCCACTGTCACCTACAAAAAGTAGTTTGGTTGTGTCTGCGGAATGATGATCTTTGAGGGAAGGCATTACTTTTTGTCCTTCTTGCTGCCTAAAGTCTGTTCGGCATGATTTAACGCGGTGTGGAGCGCTTCGGCTTGCGCTCTTGTTTCGCACGAAGCAAACAGGCGATAGCTTCCGTCTCGCTGCTCAACAAGAATGTGATAATGAGTGTTGCAATCAGGCTCGAAGATTATGAATTTCATGTCAGGCTCCTTTGAAGTGCGACTGATATTTGTTTGGCGAGGTTAAGGTTTGGCGTTGTGGCGACTGCGATCCAGTTCTGGGTTTTGCGATCAAAGACGATGATTATGAAACCATCGTCAGAGTGTTGGGCAATGTGGACGCTCATATGTCACCACGAACTTGCAGAGGGTCCCAAATGCGTTTTGTAAAGTCAGCCCTTAACCACTCATGCCTAACGCTGGGCGGAAGGCCGCAGATTTTGCGGAACGGACAGCCGCCATACATGCCGCATGATTTGTCGTTCATGGGCCAATAGTTCTGGGCGGCATACAATTCTGCAGTCGCAATGTATTGGCCGAGGTCGAAATACCATTCCTCAAGGCCAGACTCCGTGCGCGGAACGACTCCTCGCAAGAAGCGTGTAAAGGTCTGTGCGATCTGCGCGCCATCCACAATGATGCCTTCGATCTGCACGTTGTAAACGATCTTCCCTGCGATGGCGTAGAGCGACATCTGGTTGTCGGGCGTGAACTTGTCGAAGAACGACTGGTTGATTGTGCTTTTGGTGGTCTTGCGGTCGAGCACGAAGGCTTTGCCGTTTAGCGAGGCAAGGCGATCCAAGTGCCCGCAGAGCAAAATCGTCTCCCCGTTGCGGGATTGATAGCCGCTGTCGAAACGGAACGAAAGTTCGACCGCAGGCTTGCCATTCGCGAGGCGCACCGTTTCAATCGGATCGTCTTTGAACTGATCCAAATACCAAACGACCGATCGCAGGAGCGTCATGCGGTTTTTGTTCGGATCGTCTGAAAACCAAGGACGATTTTTTTTCTCGTCCCAGGTAATTGTCAACACATATTTAACCACTTCGCGCACAGCTTGGGCATAATCCATCCCGCCAAAGCGTAAATGGTCATATCGCTCAAGCGCGGAATGAAAATGCAGACCAAAAGTAAGGTGAACGGAAATTTCACGGGGCTGCCATCCTTCCAAGATGCTGAGTTGGTAGTAGCGCGGGCACGTCTTAAACGCACCGATTGATGTGGAGTCCCACGCAAACTGGAAGCGGGGGCTGATAAGCGAAAGGGAATTGTTGACAACTTCTGACATGGGGAGTCCCTGTCTGTTAGGATTTGCGAGGATCAGAACCGACTTGGATCATGCGATAACCGTTGACCAGCATTTGCTGCACATTGTCGTGGTGGCCGCGAAGAAACATTGTGTGCGCGATTAAACGCTCGATCTTTTCACACGCCTCATCACCAAGCCACGTTGATGACTGCTGCCGAATGTCCTGCACAAGTGCGTCAAGTTCGTCTTTGGTCAGCATAGGGCACCTTAAAAGTTCAAGTCGATGTCTTTGAGAAGATCGTCTGCGGAAAGGATCGGGCCTTTCTGGCGTGGAGTCTTTTTGACTTTCGGTGTCGCCTCTTGCGTTGCGAACTTTTCGCGTTGTGCTCGGAGGTATTCGATGATGCGGTCGGCCTCGGCGTCTGTGATCTGCGGGGCGCGGTTCATCAGTTCTTCAAGGCTCGCGGGGGAAGCCTCTGCCAAAAGGTCCGCGCCGTCAGTTGTTGCCTTCTCCGACGAGGGCTGTGATTGAGGGGTCGAAGGGGACTGGTTTTGCATTTGACTTTCGCTCCAAGTGCTGAATGTAAGCGTGAATGATTAGGCGAAGGGCTTTTGACCTACCGACTGTGCGAATGCCGGGGCGGCAGAAAAGCGCGTCGATTTTTTCCAGATCCTTCGTGTAAATGTGGAAATGGATTTTCGTGGTTTCGTCATCGAGGCGCGCAGCCATTTTAATCGTCTCCTAAAAGGTCGGCCAAATTGTAAAGTGGGCCGTCACCTGTGGGGTTTTGTTTGAGTGCCTCGCCCTGCGGGGGCTGGGAAGTGACTTGCGGCTTGTCGGTTTTGACGATCCAGATGTGTGTGGGTGAGGTCGGGGAACGGGAGATTTGTAGAATGTCGAGATCAGGGTCTTTGCGTTTCGCGGTGTAAAGGCGCTGCAAGGACACTTGGTAGTTGCCCAGAAGCTCCACTTCAATTCCAAACTCGGAATGGTAGGCTTCGTATAGCAACTCTGCTTCCTTGCTCATTGCGACCTCTTGCAAAAAAGAAGCGGGGGCAGACCCCCGCTCGCCAGTAGTTTCGAAAGACCATCTTCTGGCTGACGGTCAGCGGGGAAGGGAGGAAACGAAAACCCCGCCTTTCAAACGGGCAACCCAGACCAGCAGGACGCTGGGTTGCCCGAAGGGCATTAGGCGGCCTCGTCGAACAGGTCGGACAGAAGGTCGCCCGCCATCTTGCGGCTGGACTCAATACGGCGCGCAGCCTCGTCACGGATTTCTGGTTTGTGCTGCAGCACCTTGCCGACATACTCCGCAATCTGCTCGGCAGAATAGTCGCTCGGATTTCCACCCTTGCGGCGGATAGCGGCGAAAACCTGCTCCTTGGCGATTTTGTTCGCCTCTTTCGCAATCGGGTCGGCAGACGCCTTCGGGGTGCGAACGGCAAACTCGTAAGCATCAGCGTAGGACTGAAACTCGGCGGACGCGGCAGTTGCATCAATCTCGCCCGACTCAGCGAGGCGCTTTAGCTTGGCAATGATCGAGGTGCGAATGTTGTCCGCAAGAACGTGGTTCAGCTTCTCGGCTTCGAGCGCGGTCAGGACATGGCCTTCAGCGTAGGGCTGATCGACGGAGACGTTGACGCCGTGCGGGAGTTTAAGATCGCGTTTTGACATATTACTGGTTCCTTAAAAGGCGCTATGCGCCGATTGATGGGCGTTCGCCCCTTTTGCCATTGGATAGTGCCATCACCTTTGGCCCATTGCAAATGAAAAGTCACTCGCTGGGGATAAAATGTTAGGGCCATTTGATACACCCTAGCGAGGGGTGCTAACCGTGTGCCTTGCACCCGTCAGCCATTACCAACCGTTCCAGCCGCAGAGGGCTATCAGCCGTCCGGGCTTTTTGATTTTCCACTTGGGCGCAGCTTTTTGGGCCTCGGTCAAAACATTGGGCTTGGGTGCAGGACGCTTCGCGTCTGGGGGTGTGCCCATTTCCGCACGACGCTGTGCGGCCTTTGCAGCTGACGCTCTGACGGCTTTAACTTGTGCTTCGCGGCGTTGCTGCAGGCGTCTGGCTTTTTGTTCTTCTGTAAGCACAGGCTTGCGTTTGTCACGAGAAACCTTTGCGTTCGCAAGTTGGCGTTCACGAAATTCTGGGTCATTTGCGTAGCGTTCCTTCCGACGCGCTGCACGTTGTTCTTTGTTCTCACGGTTCCAGCGACGGTTTGCTTCACGGCGCTTTTCTAAACCTGCCGCTTTCTTTTCCTCACGGAGTCGCTCGAGTTCTGCCAATGTCTCAGGCGGAAGGTCGAGTCCTTTCTTGCGTAAGCGATAGCGGGCGGAGTGCAGCTTTGCGCGCTCTTTGTTTTGCTCCCGCCATGATTTTTTATCGAATGGCATGAAACAACTCCTTCGGAACACAGGCGAAACCGATCTTGTAGCCGAGGCCACCTTGCTCGGACACAACTTTGCCTGCATTGTCACAGGCTTCTTTCGAAAGAAACTCGTGTGTCGTGATGGCGCTGCTTGTGCCAGCAAACCAGATGATTAAAACCCAGGGCATTTTATTGCTCCGTCTTGCGGCCACGTTGGGCAATCGCGTATTCCACAAATGCTTCGTAAACGTAAGGGTCGAGATAAACAACATGATCTTCGTTATCTCGCGGGACGCGTAGACAGAATTGATAGCCGTCGAAAGAAACGTAAAGGCCGTCTCCGAGGTAGGTTTCTTTATCCATGTTTATTCTCCAAAGCGGCGCGGGCGGCTTGCACTAAATTATCGTCCTCGCCGCAGTGTGCGTATTCCGCCAATTCGTCGGCCAATTCTTTAACGAGCGCTTCAAGTTCCGCGATGCGGGCTTTCAAGGCGTCAACGTCAACCGCCAGACGATGAACAGCGAGCATCTTTTCCAATTCCGCGATGCGCTGCCGCAGAGCATATTGCTCATCATACAAAGTTATCTTGTCATCTGTTTGCTTTTTGACAAAAGAAATCGCCTTATCACGCGCTTCTTCCAACTCCGCAATCCGCCGCTCCTTCGCCTCTAATGCGTCGGCGGCGGCTATCTGCCATATGTTTCCACTCTTTCTCAGATGAGCAATCAATTCGTCAGTCATTCCTTCACCCCCAGATAAGCGGCGCTGGCGGCGCGGGCGGTGCACTTGGTGTGGTTGTCAGGGAAAGCCATTTCGTCAAACGCAGTCGTTAGGATGACGCCTATTATGCTACCTGCGATAAAGCCTATGAATATCTTAGAAAATGTCTCGCTCATCACTTCTCTCCCGTATAAGCTGCGTGTTACTTTTTGAGCGATTGATACGCCCGTTTGACACGAATACGATTGATGATGTTTGCGACGGAGCCGCGAAGGATGCCAAGACGATCTGCGACCTGTTGCTGCGTTGCACCGTCGTTGACCATTCGTTCTGCGATAAGTTCGATCTCCGTGATGGGAAGCGTTTTGATCGCGTTGCACCACGCAGTTGTGTAAGTGGGGTTCTCGATGTTCGGGTCGTCATCTGGACTTTTGAATTTGTCGTAATAGTCGTTGTCGCCTCCTTCGAGGAAGCGAACGCGAGGGATTGAAAGAAGCATTTGCCGCATGGTGCTTCCCGCTTGGACGCCCTGAGACTTGAGGCCCTGCACGATTGGCACGTAGCGGCAGACTTTCTCGATCTTCATGTTTTTTGCTCCGAAAAGTATTTTGAAGCGTGGAGGACCGGCAGAGGTTCGACGGGAATAGACTTGAGTTGGAGTGGCATTTTATCACCAAACCAATTTGCGTTTAAGCGAGCAAAAGGTTTTAGGAGATTTTCAAGTTCCGCGATGCGGGCGTCAGCTTCGCGTAATTCTTTTTGCAGGGCTTTGATTAGGTCGTCAGTCATTCTTCTTCTCCGAAGCCGTTTGAGGAACCTGCGAAACCACCTTCGGAATTATAATAGGTGGTATAATTCCCGATGGTGTTGGCGCTCCCCGCGTATTGACCCGATGGGCCATAGAATTGTGAATAGCCTGCGATGGTGTTTGCGGAGCCTTCAAGTTGCCCTTGGGGGCCGTAGAAGGTGGTGTAGCCGTCACAGAGGCCGATGCAAACGGCCAAGGCCGTGAGGCTCGTGGTGTAAGTGTTAAGCATCGTTCGCTCCTTTGAAAGCAATGCGGGAAGGTTTGACGGCCCGCAGAATAAATTCAATCGTATGGGGGCTATAGGTGGCTCGGATCAAATCAAAGTCCGCCTTGTAAATATGCCGAAAGTCGCTCATCGCGGTCAAGCCAATTTCGGCTGTGTATTTAGGTTGGTTCAAAAACGAAAGTGTTTCGAGTTGGATGATGCGAGTGTGCGATGGGTCGCCCCACGCCCAGACGCTATCACGGCGCGGAACGCTCGCACACAAAAATCCACCCGGCTTGAGCACTCGCCAAAAGTCTGAAAACTGCGCGAAGAAAAATTTGTAATCGCCCTGAGCCCCCGTGTGTTCGAGCACTTCATACGCATGGATTTCATCAAACGTCTCGTCCCCAAACGGTAACGGCAAGTCGAGAAGATCGTGCACAACGTCTGGGTTGTGCGATGGGTTGATGTCGAGCGTGGTCACGTTTTGGAAGGAGGTTGTGTCGTCGGGGGAGACGGCTTTGAGCCGTCTCGATCCGCAGCCGATTAAGAGTTCGCGGAACATTAGAAGTCTCCTAATAGGTCGTCGAGGTCGAGCGTTGCAGCGGGCGCTTTGACGGGTTGTGCCGCGAGCGGCACCCAGCCAAATTCCTTTTCGGCCACGCCTTCTGGATTGGTGAGCCATCGTTGCCAAAAGTCTGCAAAGTCATCGGCGCGGAGGACAAGCACTTTGCGGGTCGAGCGGTTGGGGCCGGACGAAAAGAACCCGGAGACTTCGATCTCTGTGCCGTCGCCTATGGGGCTGCAATACAGGCCGGGGATGATCGAGAGTCCGCCGGGGTTGCTTTCCGGCGCGAACGCCGGAAGCCCTGATATGCGAGGACGAGATGGGTCGAGGAAATGCAGCGGTGCAGCCATCACGAAAAATCCTTTAGGTTTGCCAGAATGAGGGTGTGCTTTGTCCGGGTTTCCAGCACGTAGCGTAAGTTGTTTTCTTGTGTGATCTCGTCGTCTTTTTTGGCCCACTTGGATGGAATGCGCCACGGGTCGAGATGGAGAACGGTGTCCCATTCGAGGCCCTTTGCCTTGTGGCCTGTGGCGAGCGTCACAAGGCCGTTGTCACGGGCGAAAAGGTTGTCGAGTTCGCCTATCAGGTCGCGCACAGTTCGGGGTTTGCGGTTTTCCACGACCGCAAGAATGCACTCGTAGCGATCCGTTACGGAGTCGATCTTAGCTGCGTCCTCATTCACTTCGGCCTTCGAGCGTTCTGTCTCAAACCAATTCGTGAGGACAAGCTGGAAGTCGGCACAAAGCACCGTTTGGTCAGGGGAAAGTTTCTTGCAGAGGCTTGATAACCCTTTGCCGATGTCCCGTCCGAGCATGTTCACGCCCACACCTTTACGCAGCAACTTGAAGGCCATGCTTAGAAGCGGCGCGTTGTTGCGGCAGAGGATGGCAAGTTCGGTTGTGGCGTAAGGCTTTAAGGTATCAACTGTCCAAGCGTTGCCCGTTAGATCGACGATCTCGCCCATGGGGTTGCTGGGCGCAGCACGGTATTGCGGGGCGTGAACGTGCTGACGATCAACCACCCGCTGCGGGCATCTGAAAGTTGTGTTGAGCGGGAGTTCGATCCATTCCTTTTTGAGCGCCTTGAGGTTGTTCATGCTGTTATGGTCCGCGCCACGGAAAGCGTAGATCGCCTGTCGCGGATCGCCCACGACTATGAGTTTCCCTGCGGCGACCTTACGGAGCATTTCGTGATTAAGCGGTGACAAGTCTTGGGCTTCGTCAACCAGCACAACAGGAAATCTTGGGAACGCCCCAGAAAATACAACAGGGAGATAGATTTGGTCGTCATAGGAGATACAGCCATTGAAACCTTCCTCGATGGACGCAATCAATATGCGCCTTGCTAATTTGCGCTCGTCAGGGCTCAAGCCTGAGTCAAGTTCGTAGTCGAGTTGCTCCCATGTGGCCGGGGTGTCAGGCAGAAGGCTGCGCGCATGTTGGAATTGTGACGGCACAAGGCCGCGCTGCATCGCCATCACGACCATGGTTTTGATCGAGGCCCACTGGTTGCGGCTTTCAGGAAATGGCTGCAAGGCTGCGGTCGTCAGTCGTCCAAGTTTGTTCGCGTCGATCAGCATTTTCTTCTTGTTGATTGTGAAAGACCATGCGCGATGCCCGAGGCCGTTCATGGTCATGACTGTGAAGTTCTTGGGGAAGCGTTTTTCGAGTTCTTCTTTGATTTTCTTGTTGAAAGCCAAGGCTAACGCAGGTTCGGGCGGGAGGGCCTTTGCCAGCATGGTGAGGGTTGTGGTTTTGCCAGTGCCTGCGAGGGCGTTGACGATGAGGGACTGGGGCTGCGTTGCGGCCTCGATGATAGCGGACTGTTCCGGGGTGGGTGTCACGACACAAACCTTTCTGAGTTACTGCTGGGTGTTAGTTGGCCGTTAGGCCGTGCGAAAAACTGCGATGGCAAAAGCGCCTTTGTGAATGGCGGCGCGGGTGCTTACACGAAAGCCAGCTTTGTGCTTTTCACGAAAGCGCCTCGCGGCGTTGTGGATTTTAGTTTGCTCATTATTTCGCAAGTCTCGTAGGCATGGCACATAGAAAGCGTCTCCGATTTGCATTTGGGCGAAGGGATAGCGAGAGAGCGGAGCGGGCTTTGCCCCGCGCACGATCTTGAAAGGCTGCACGTCAGATGTTGAAGGCGACAAGGGGCTTACCGGAGCCGTCGAAGGAAAGTTTTGCGGGGAAGCCTGTCCAGAGAAAACCTTCGCCGGAGACTGCGGCATCTTCGTTGTGTCCTTCTATTAGGTGGCCGATGTCAGATTGGTGTTTGGCTGCATGTTCTTTCGCCATGTAGCCGATGTGCCAGAAGCGCGTGGAGCAAAGGTCGTCGATGTCAGAACCCTGGCCCGGAAGGGTGTGGCGCAGTTCCTCCATCGCGTCGTCCGAAAGGTGCGAGGCGTCGAACCAGACGGCGACGGCGTTTGCATCGTATGGGTTGGAAGGTTCTGGCCGGAGTTCTAACGGGTAGTCGGAAGGAAGCGACTGCAAGATCGCTTTGGCCGGGGGCCGAAAGTGCATTCCGACAAGCGGGGCCGTCTGGCGTGTGAATGGATTAGAAATCATGTTTGGACTCCTATTGGGGCCTGTTGTGGCCTGTTAATGTGCGGTTGATTGATGTTCGTTGAGTTCCACGCCGTCGAGCGCGATTGAAAGCATGGCGTGTTGCTGTTCTGACGGCACGTTTGCTCCAGAGCAAATGCAGGTCGTCTCAGGGTCTGGTGTGGGAAATGCGATGATGCACATGAGCGGGAGGTCGGGGACGGCAGCTTTAAGCGCGGCCATCGCTGCGTCCATGACTTTTTTCATGTCAGCATCACGTTTGTTGGTGCGGTCAGTCATGGTGTTCCTTTGCGTATTGTTGGGCAGCGTCGAAACCTTTAGTCATCATTTCAAATTCCTTCTGCATAGTTTCGCCCCAGATGGCATAGAGGCGCTGCGGGGAGATTTCTGGGCCGTGTTTGATGCGGGCCGCGCAGTAAAGCATGAGGAACGAGGCGTTCATGCTCGCAGATGCTGCAAGGGCTAGAAAGTCGCTCGTGTTGTCGAACGTATCGCAGATGCGGTTGATCGACTCGATGGCGCGGTCGTATGCGAGACGCTGCACGTCATGTTTGATGTGCTTTGGGATTTTACTCTCGGCCATTGCGGCAATCCTGAATTAGTGTTTCCAGATAGTCGATGATCTCGTCCACTTCGAGCGGGGTGAATGGGATCGGGACGCCGCGAGTGTGGAGGTTAAGTTGGCGTGTCCAGTGCGCGATTAGACGGCGGAGAAAATCCTCGCGGTCGGAAAGGCTCGCGAGAGCGGGGCGAGCGCACATGGCGCTCACCTTTTGTTGGTAGTTGCAGACGCGGGATGGCATTAGGACACATGCTCGGGGGCGGAAAGGAGTGGGAGATTGAGGGCCTTGATGATGTCGGGGGAGGCAGTCATGGTTTCGAGTTTGGCAAACGCCTTGCAAATCGCCTCATCTCCGTTCGCAGCGGTTGCGCGAAGTTTGAGTTCAGTCCCTTCATTGTTCATAGTGATCGTGCAGCCCCAGCGTTCATCTTCGTCACGCCATGATGCTACATCGCGGAAAAGGCCGACCTCAGCGTTGAGGATGTTGAGCTTTGAAAAGATTTGGGAAAGTGTCATGTTAGGCTCCTGTTATAGTGAGTAGAGGGTGGGTTTAACCGGCAGTGTTAGAAGTCAAAGTTGGGGTCGTCAAAGAGGGCAGCTAACTCATTCATTTGCTCCTTGGGTGGCTTGGCCGCGAAGCGCTCCTTGTCAGCGCGTTCTTTGGCGCGGGACAGCTTGTCCGCTGCGTTCGGAGCGGATTTGTTCCAAGAGTCCACGACAAACTGGATCGGCATGGACGGGCCTGCTATGCGGTGCGGGGCGGTTGCCCCGGCCATCTCGCGCTCCCGGAGAACGCGCATCAGCGCTGCCATGCCGCCTGGTGTGGCGGGGAAGGAAAGCTCCTGCGTGTAGCCCTTGGTGGCGCGGAGCTGGAGGTAGATGAAATCGCCTTCTGAGTAGATGGCGGTGGCAGCGTGGTAAGGGGCAGTGCGGGACATAGCAGACTGGCTCCGGGTAGTGGGGTGGGACAAAAACGGGACAAGTTCACATATCATAGTCGCACAAGTAGGGACAAAATGCAAGGGGTCTAACCTTGCAAAATGCCTGTCTGGGGATTTTGTGAAGGGAACAGAGCCGCAGGCGCACAGGCGCTTAGTGGTCGTATAGGATGGCCGAGAGAAGCCCATGGGGGCAAATCGCCCTTCGTGTTCGGTCATCCCAGACCACACAATACGAAAAGATCAGGGAGCCGTAGATCAGGCTATAGGCCACAAGTGAAAAGAAGAGCCACGAGGCGATGCCGCAGAGCATGACCAGTATGAAAGCCACGAGCATGTCAATAATCCTTTTCCTCAAGGGGGCGGAGATGGAGTTCAACAAGGCCATCTGAAAGGCAGATGATCTGCGCCCAGAAGTTTTTGGGTTTGTGGGCGCGGATTATTTCGAAAGCCTCGTCGCAGGTTTTGCATTTGAAGATTAGCGTCTGGCGCTTGGTGTCATCGGTCACGGTAGTAGTCCTCGTCTGGATAAGTGTCCTCATCTTCGCCCCACTCCCCGATGTAATCAAGGATTGCGTCGTCAACTGCGCGATGGGTTGCGAGGAGTTCGAGCAGCGCGCCAGTCGCCTTAAAGAGCGGGGCGTCCGGTTTGTCGGGGTCGTCGAGTTTGAGGTGGATCGAGTTAACTTCCCACTCCGGGTCGTCCCCCTCGTAGCAATTCTCCGGCGGGCCGTAAAGCTGCGGCTTGGTGCCGGGATGGGTGAGCGTCCAGTCGATGTCGAGGATGAAGTCGTGGCCCATGAAATAGATGCCGGTCTGCATGATTTTGCTCCGTGATATGAAAGGTGTGGGGATTAGCGAAAGAGGATGCCTGCCGGAAAGTCCTCGTCGATTTTAAGATCGGGGCGGGAGACTCCCGCTTTATTCAAAGCATCTCGCAGTTCCTCGAAAAATTTGCGAGGAGGTGCACCTTTGTCTCCTCCGATGAGCGCACAAACGAAGCGGAGATATTCGGCTTCTGTCTGTGTGAGGGTAAGAGTGTGAATGGTTTCTGTTTTGGAGGTGAGTTGCATGTTAAGACTCCGTGTTGAAGGTTAGAACCGCAGGTGCCTGGGTCGCCTGTTAGGGTTGGGGCCAGACGTAGGGCAGGTCGGGGCCTTCGACCCAGTGGAATTGCTTGTAATGTTCGGGCTCCTTGCGGAGAAGGTTGGAGCGGTGAGAGGCGTGAAATTCCGCGTTGCCGAGCCATGCGGGTTTGGAGGTGAGAAGTTCGCTGGTTGAAAACGCCGCAATCTTTTCTGCGCATGTGTCGTTAAACCCGCGTCGTTTCCACTCCTCGCAAATGGCAAGGCCGTAGATGCAAAGGAGCGGGGCGTGGCCGCGCCACATTTTGACGGCGGGGTGATTGGCCCACCCATAATTCGGGACAGTCAAAGCCTTCAAGATTTGTAAGGTTTCAACTCTTTGTTTTCCTAAACGCCTATTGTCTAAACAACGGGCGCTCATAGGGAAATCTGCGTAAGGTAAGAAAGTCTGAATGGCAGCCTCCTGTTAGGTTCGAGCAAATTCGCCAAAGTAATCTTCCGCAGCTTTTGCATAAGCAGCAGCAGCTTCTTTGGCAGTGTTGTATCGTCCAAGGTTTTTGGTTTTCCCTTGGCGGCGAATATATGCAACAAATTTCATACGAGCTTTGTCAAAGCAAACTCCTTTAATTTTGGACTCGCTGTTATTGGCAGCAATTCGGTTGCCTTGGTTTTGAGAAAGTGTAGCCTCGCGGAGGTTGGAGATTGCGTTGTTGGTTATATTTCGGTCGATGTGGTCGATGACTCCGACAGGCCATTGGCGGTTCATGTAAAACCAAGCGAGTCTTGCGACTCTATATTCGTTTCCAGAAATTGCGATGCGGAGATAACCGTTTTTATCCGGGCGACCTGCAGGTGTTCCGGCACAAGCATTTCTGCCTCGGTTCACTCGCCAAGTGAAAATGCCGGTGAGCGGACTGTAGTGGAGCATATTTTGCAGCTCTTCGTGGGTTAAGCGGGCCATGTCAGTCTCCTGAATAAGAGTTGCGAAGCAGCCACTGGCGTTCGGCCTCGTTGTCGAGACATTCTTGCAGATCGGAGATGAATTGCTCCAAGTCCAGCCTCTCGTCTTTTGTGATTTTGAAGTTGGGGTTTTGCAGGTTGGCGACGAGAACGCGAATGGCTGTTTGCGCGCCGTCTGGGTAAAGTTCTGCGATCATTCCGAGTCCTCCGGGAAAGTTGCGTCGTTGATCAGGTGCTGGGCGATTTCGTGCCAGTTCACGTCGGAGATGAAAGCCATGGCGTAGTCGAACGCCAGACCTTTTCCGACTTCTTCCAGATGATATTCGACGTATTCACGGCACCAATCAGCAGCCTCAGATAAAGAAGGCTTGTCTGGAAAGTCGTCGGAGAGGTCGAGTCCGTCGAAGATTTCGAGATTGATCCGCCATGTGGCGTAGTTCGTCCAGCCGTTATATGACATAGTTCGCTCCTTTCAGAATGTCTCTAAGTTCCTGCTTGATGCGCCTTGCGTGTTCTCCGCGCCATGTGGCAGCGTTTGCGAGAAAGTAGGCCACAACGCTGACGCCAGAATCGAGGCCGTAAGGCTCCGAGACTTGGTTAAGATGTCGGAGCGCGAAGATGTAGGGGACTGCGCCGAAGTAGGGTTTGGGCCAGTTGGCGCGTATGTCTGCAGCTATCACATACAAAGGTCTGTGATGCGTGTCGGCTGGAGCGCCTTCGGCGGGGGATGTCTGGGTCATGTCATTCGTCCGAGGTGATGGGCAGGGCGGACTGCATGGTGGCGATCCAGATGGTGAGGTCGTCGATGGCTTGAGCAGCTTGTGTGCGTTTGTATTTGGTGTTTGTGATCTCGCCCGCAGCGCGCAGCATATTGGTGATGCCCATGCCGCGAGTTGGGATGATCTGGCCGTTGGTTTTGACGTAGAGCTGCAGGGCGGAGCGCAGTGAGCGGGCGCGGAAGTATGCAACAGCGTCGGGGCCGACAAAGCTGTGGCCGGATTTGGAGAGGTGGATATATGAGTCGGTCATGGCTGGGCCTTGAGGTTAGTTGGAAATGGTCTGGATGACGAAGCGGCGGTTGTCTCGCACGAGCCACTTGGTGCCACGCCAGACGTTAATGGCTGACGCGACAGGCCAAAGGGGTGTCTGGAAGCGAAAGCGTTTGCCAGCGCGGGTCTTGCCAGTGACGAGGTAGAGGTCGCCGGGGGCGGGAGTCCAAGAGACTGCGCCGTTTGGCTGGTGGGTGATGGGAGATTGCATGGAAGGGCTCCTTACATGGCGGGGGTTATGAAAATGCAGATGGGATTATTGACCAAATCCAGACGTAAAAGGTCGCCCCAGTCTTGGGTGCGGTGGCGGCAGGGCGCGAGGCCCAGTGCGCGTTTGGCACGGCGGATCAGCGTCTGGGAGGTGGCGTCGGCTGGGGCGTCGATCTCGACGCGATGCACCCAGCAGTAGTTGGCTTCGCCAGCGAAAGTGTCAGTCATTTCGACAGAATAGCGGCACATTTTGGACTCCATAAGGTTAGAGGTGAGGAGATGCAGTGGCATCGCTTCGCACTGGTTAAAAGTCGGAGAGAAGGTCGTCGGCGTCAGCGAGTTCGACGATTTTGTTGCGTCTGACGGCGACTTTTTGCTGAGCTGCTTGCACGGCTGGGTGGTCAGCGCCCCAGACGTTTTTGAGGTTGGCGAGGTAACGCTTGTGCGCCTCTGCGAAGCCGTGGAAGTGGTCGGAGTAGCTGTTCGGCCAGAGGTTTTCGGGGAAGTCTTGGAAGAGCTTGCGGGTGGCCGCAGGCTGCGCGTCATAGAACGCGAAAAGCTGGTCTGTGCTTTTGCGGACTGTGGACTGGTGGCGATTGCGTTGGGAGTTGGTGGAAGTCATCTGCAAGTGTCCTGGCCTTGGAGGCTGCCGCGTTAGCGGCTCGGGGTTGCTGGGCAACGGGCGAAAAACAAATCACCCGTTGCCTTTTATCGCAAAAGATGGGTCTAACGTCAAGACATGAAATGGTGGGCTGGTTGTGGGGCGGTCTGGTGTTAGAAGGGCGAGTCGTCGTCCTCGATCTCGTAGCCGAGGGCGCGAGCATCCTCTGCGGTGAGTGGGATGCTGTCGTCGGTTGGATCGTCATAGAGCGGTTTCATGTTGAATTTCACGCGCTGTGCGTTGAGTTCGATTTTGTCCTGCCCCAGTTTGGTGATGTAGCCTCTCGCCCGCATTTCATCTGTCGAGAGTTCTGCGCCTGCGGATCGGAGTGGTTTTTTGGTGGTGTAAAGTTCGAGCGGTTTTTTAAGCAGAATGTTGTGCGGCGAGGTCGGGGCGTTTTTGCCTTGCAGAGCGGATTGCTGGTCGGGGGTGGAGAGTCCGGCAGAGATTGCGCGTTCCGCGTGTTCGTAATGGAGCGCCTTATCTTCGTCCGAGATTGACATGAGGTCATCGACGCGGGAGGGCGCGTGTCCTTGTGAAAATGAAATGCTGGAAGAAAGTCCAGCGCGGCGGCGTCTGGCGTATGCGGCTGTTCGCTGGTTTTTGCGGAAGGCGGCGCGGAAGTGCTGTTCTTCGGCCACGAGAAGGGAAAGGTCTGCTTCGGAGATGAAAGGTTGGTCTGCGAGGAATTGCAGGGATTGGAGCGCCTCGCGGAAGTCGTCGATTGTGGAGGTGGAGGTGAGGGAGGATGCGATAGTGCGGATCTCCCGTTTGAGGATGTTGGCTGTGTCGTATGTGCGGCGAAGGGCAGATAGAAGGGTTATCATGCGCTCTTGGGTTATTGCCATGGTGGGGGCTCCTTTGTAGGTAGTGAATGTTGCATGGTCTATATAGACCGTTTTATAGGTGGTGAATAGCACAAACCACCCTTTGTGTGCTGGATTTGGGGTTGGGTGGGTCTAAGGTTAAAAGGGTAGAGCAGGTGGGGGTGTAGTTGACATTCGATTTTTAAAAAAAAATATATACTTAAAGAGGGGCCTAACCCTCTGCCTTCTTAAATATATATTAGAGAGAAGGTTAGAGCCACCATATACTGGGTATCAGAGGGGTCTAAGGTTAGAACCATTTAAGACCATCTGGAGAGGGGAAAGGGCGGTTTGTGCTATTTGCCGCCTATGTAGTCGCCCATAAAATCCCAGCCATTTACCATTTGCCCAGCATCAACCATTTGCCAGCCATTTGCCCACCATTTTCGAGCCAATAAAAAAGCCCCACGCTGGTCGGCATGGGGCGCGCAAGCGCAGGGCAATAAAAAACCCCCCAGATTGCTCCGGGGGGTTTGTGCTTAGAATATGTCGTCCAGACCGTCGATTGACTGCGCTGCCTTTTTCTTGCGCGCCAAAAATTCCTTTTCGACTGCGGCAGCAAACTTGTCGTTCTGCAGCGCTTTGGCGAGCATCTCGTCGAAAGCGGCCTTTTCGTCCGGCTTGCTGCGCTTTGGCAGGGCCTTGCCTTTAGCTTTGGCAATGTTGCTCAACATCTCAATCGCCACGCCCTGACGCAGCTTGTCGTCGTCGGATAGTCTGGGGGATGAGGCGCGACCCTTTCGCGCAACGCCAGAAACAATGCTGTCAAACATTTCCTTCTGGATTGCCGCGCAAATGGCTGCGGCTGTTTCCTCATCCCGGCGCGCGTTAGGGATACCAAAACGCTGCGCCTCGTTTGCTATGTCATCATCGCTCCATGGATTAGCGCCGTTGCCCATAATACCGGCCTTCACGCCTGCTATCGAGTTCTTGATAGCAGTCGAAAAACCAAGCTGGAGCAAATGCTCCAAGCTGTTGGACGGCAGAACACTGGAGTCGATTGAATGACCTGCGAACAAAAGATTGATAGAAACCATAACTAGCTCCTGCTGGTTAAGGCCCTATCGGGTTCACGATTTCAAACAGCGGAAACCCGGTAGGGCTCAGGACGACAAGGCGTCGTCCATGGGTCTAACCGTATCAGAAAAAAATCACATTGCAAGAAAAATCTGCAGAATTTTGAAAAATATTTTAGGCCCATCTAATCGCACAAGGAAGGCCGTGGATTGATCCGGGGTCGATCCGGTAGGATAGCACCAGAGCCCTTGTAAAAACGCGCCACGGGTTATTTTTGGGGCTCTGGGTCGATCCACAATAAAATGCGTCCGATTGCGTTTTTCTTCGTCCAGCCCCGTTGACACAATGGGCCTAACATGAAATAAGGGGATATGGTTTGAAACGAAAGGAGCTTACATGCAACGAGATGAACATGTCTGGGCCTATGCCTTCTGGCACGGCTCCAGATACGCTGCCACCGAGAGCGCGCTGCTTAAATATGCGGCAGCACTCTGGCATTGAGCAGGCTGGAGCCCTACGGGGCTCCAATCCCTCAAATCATCTGGTTGGCCGAAGGCCGGGGGTATGGCCCAGCGGGGGATTGTTGTAATGCTTTGCCGATCCCCAATTTGCAGGAGTGAAAAATAAGTGATGGGTCTATTTTGACCCATCCCCTTGTGCTGGTTGCCTTGCAGTCAGACCCATGATATACTCAGTCCCAAATGGAACTAACCCTGCGCGTCCCGCGCAGACCATTTGGAGTCCCCCGACATGTATATCGCACCCCCCGGCAAGGGTCGTCGCCCCGCCCCGATTGTTTATGGGCCTCCCCGCGCCCTTTCGGAAACCGACATCGCCAGCATGTGGGACCGGCAGGCGGACGGCGCGAAGGGCATCCCGCGCATCAAGACGCTGCGCTACAACCACCACATGCTCGCCAAGGCGGTCGCCAGCGGCAAAAGCCTGCTCGAATGCTCCCAGCTCACGGGCCTGACAGGCTCTCGCATCTCGGACCTCAAAAACGACCCAGCCTTTCAGGAACTTGTAAGTTTTTACTCCGAAGAGTTGCATGAAGTTTATGTGGACGTGCACCAGCGCATGGCGGCGTTCGGCACGTCCGTGCTGGAAGAACTTACCGAGCGGTTTGAGGCCGAACCCGAAAAGTTCACCAAGCGGGAACTCATGGATTTGTTCACCACCATGGCCGACAGGTCGATCCCGACCGCAAAAGGCGGACCGTCGCCCCAACAGGGCCTTTCGCTGGGCGGAGGTGCAGGGGGCGGCCTTGCGCTCCAGATCAACTTCGTCGCCCCAGCCACCGGGGAGCCCGAAACCCTCGAGGCGCGTGTCACACCCCAAACCCAGGCGCCTGCGGCTCTGCCAGGTCAAAGTGACGCACTGTTGGTTAGACCCCCGCTGGCGGACGAATTGGGAATGCCCCCCGGACTCGACATTGACGGCGAGCCTTTCGTCCCGCACACTCCACAACCAGTCCCCTCCCCCGCCGATCTCCAACAGGCCAAATTCGACGCCACCGGGGCCGCAATCGAAAAGCGCGAGGCGGAAGCTGCGGAGCGAGAGCGCATCTACCGCGAGCATATGGCAAAAAGAGGTTTCTGATGGCGAAAACCCCAGCATGGCAACGATTTTTGCCCCAAGGCGATGGATATACGCCTCGATCATATAAATTACCTGAGTGGTCCGGGCAGTGCACATCATGCGGAAATGACTCTACTGTAGTGAAATTCGGCAGGGGTCGTGCGGGAGTTTGCAATTCTTGTTACAAGAAAGAATGGGAACTCAACAATAGTTTGAAGGTTAGGTGCCAGCGTTTATATGGGAATGCACAAAAACGTGCAAAAGCGCGAGGTTGGCCTCCACCAGATTTTACTTCTGAATGGATTGAAGAAAAAATATTAAATGGAGTCTGTGAGGTTACAGGCATTCCATTCGATTTAACTACTTATGTATCGGAGACTCACGCAGCTAATCCTTGGGTGCCCTCTTTAGATAGGATAGACAGCTCTAAGCCTTATTTGAAAGATAATGTTCAAGTAGTGGTTTATATGTATAATGTATGTAAAGGTGAATTTTCACAAGAAGATGTGATGCTTTTTGCGAGAATGCTGGTGCGTGGAGAGACAGATGCCTTATAAGACACAGGCTTGGCAAAGAAAGGCTGGCAAAAACCCAGCGGGCGGGCTAAATGAAAAAGGCCGCGCTTCCTACAACAAAGCCAATCCCGGCAAACCCGGACTAAAACCTCCAGCGCCTCATCCAAAAACTGAAAAGGATGCCATGCGGCGCAAATCATTCTGCGCGAGAATGTCTGGAATGCCGGGACCAATGAAGGATGAAAAGGGCAAGCCTACACGCAAAGCTCTTTCACTGAAAGCGTGGAACTGCAAATGAACGAGGCTTATTTCTTCGAGCGCCTCAGGCGGGCGGTTTTTGGCGGGCGACTGACGGCCCGTCAGGTGGACGGCATCAACCAGATCCTCGCCTACCGCGCCGCGAAATGGCCGAAAATGTCCGACGACGAGCTTTCGTATGTGCTGGCGACAGTCGTGCATGAAACCGCGTTTGAAATGCAGCCCATTCGTGAGCGGGGCGGGCAAAAATATCTGCAGTCAAAACCCTATTACCCGTTTTACGGGCGAGGTTTGGTCCAGATCACCTGGGAGCGAAACTACAAACTTTTCAAAGTTTCACCCCCGGATGCAGCATTAGATTGGCCCATTGCCCTCGACGTGGCTTTTAGGGGCATGGTGCTGGGCATGTTCACGGGCAAAAAGCTGGCCGACTACATCGCCAATGGGCGCTGCGATTATATCGGGGCGCGGCGCATTATCAACGGGACCGATCGCGCCCGCCTGATCGCAGGCTATGCCAGATCCTTTCAGGATGCTTTCAAGCAGGCGTCCGCACAAAAGTCCGCTTCGAAAGGAGCTGCGTGATGCTGCAAGAGACTGTAAGATTTGTGATTTGCGCGACGTTGGCGTGTTTGGTGCTGTTTGGGACGGCCACATTGTTGACCGGATGCTCGGATTTGAAATATGCAGAGTGCGTTGCGCGAGATCGCACGGCAAACCCCTGTAATTGAAAGGTGCTAATATGAACGCGATTATCCAGAATTACTTCATCAAAAATTGGCGGACGACTGCAAGTGGGTTGGCGCTGATTGTGCTGGTTGGTTTGCATTATGCGGGGATTAACATTCCCGGCCTTACTATCCCGAACGACCCCGGTTCGCAGATTGCGATGATCCTTGCAGCGCTTGGATTGGTTTCCGCGAAGGACGGCGGAACGACCGGGGCGGTGTAATGGGTATTTCCACAATCCTGAGCCTGCTTTCCAGCATCGCTTCGGTTTTGGTGAAGTTTATGGGCTGGCTCCACGATCAAAAACTCGTGGAGTCGGGAAAAGCGCAGCAAAAGCTGGATGCGCTGAAGGGGCAAATCCATGATGAGCAAGTGGCTATCGCGGCGCGGGAAGCTGTGCGGGCTTCTATTGCTGCCAACCCTGACGGGGTGCCAGACGACGACCCATTCAGACGGGACTGAGGCGCTCCAAGGGGCCTCGTTCTGTCAGGCAGCACGGGCCATCTATTACTCCCGGCATGATACGCCCCCGACGATTGCCCAGATCCGAGAACACAATGCGGTTGGTGCGGCGCTGAAATGCGGGTGGTTGCCAGCCAAAAAGCAAAAGGGGGCGAAGCCTTGACAAAAGCGGTTTATTGGTATGACGAGCCTGAGGATCATAATTACCCTGCGGCGGAAGAATATTTGACGCTGCATTTTGGGCGAGACACAGCAAAAGGTTTGTCGGATAGACTTCGCCGGGAAAGTGTGCAATATTTCAAGGCGAAAGATATTTTTAGGGCGTCAAAACTTTCACATGCAGGGATTTCAAATCAGCAAGTGGAAAAGACTCTTGAAAAGATCGAGGACGGGAAAAAGCTGTCGCCTGTGCTGTTGGTGCGAAGCAGTAACGCGCTCATTATTGCAGACGGTTATCACAGGGTTTGCGCGGTTTATTCGCACGACCAAGACGTTAAAATCCCCTGTAAAATCATATAACTGAGAGGCAAAAAGATGCCAGCTAAAAGCAAAGCGCAAGCGAAAATGATGGCGATGGTCGCGCATGACCCCAAGGCCGCAAAGCGACTGGGCATTCCGCAGAGTGTCGGGAAAGAATTTGAGGTTAAAGGCAAAGGGGCGATGAAAAAGCTGCCCGCAAAGGTGAAAGCTAAGAAAAAATGACGCGGTATCGGCTCGGCACGTTTGAAGGGCTGCTCGAAATCGAGGCGGTAGAAAGTGGCCCTTTTCCGCTCCGGGCGTATGGATTTTTGCAGTTCTCGCAAAAAGATCATCCGAATGGTGAATTGATGCTGGAAGTGCGGAATAAGGAAATCTGGGTTTGGGTTGCGGAGAGAAAAGATGGCAAAACTGACGACCAAAGCGCGTAAGGCGATCCCGAAAAGCGAGTTTGGACTGCCCGCAACGCGGGCATATCCGATGCCTGACAGGGCTCATGCCGCGAACGCGAAAGCACGGGCCACGCAGATGGTAAAAGCTGGCAAACTTTCAGAAGGGTCTGCTGCCAAGATCAAAGCGAAGGCCAATAAGGTGCTTGCGAAGGGCAAAAAGGGGGCGTAAGCCTTGAGTTTTAGGTATTTGGCGGGGTTGCAGTATGCAGCGATGTGCCTGCGCCCCGCCCATATCCCGAAAAGTCGCCCGAAAGGGGCGAAAGCGGCGGGGCTGCGCTATGAAAAGGCGTTAGCGGCGGCGATCCCACGCGCCGATCATGGGCAGTGGTTTGAATTTAGGGATTTGAACGGGCCTGGGCATTGCCAGATGGACTTGGTGATTGAGGGGCAAAAGCGGATTGTGATAATTGAGTGTAAGCTGACGGATATTGAACAGGGAATGGCGCAACTGCGCCATTTGTATTTCCCGATTGCGGAGATGATTTGGCCGGATAAGAAGCCGCTGGGGATTGTGGCGGCGAGACATTTAAGCAAATGCCCCGACACAGGGCTCGTGGAAAGCACCCTCAAGGCCGCAATTCTCCGGGCCGAGACGCAAAAGATCATCCCGGTTCTGCATTGGATGGAGCGGATGCCGCTCTGACGAGCGAGTGCGAAGCACTCAGGGCCATTTTTGAGAGATTTTGCGGGGAAAAGGATTGACGCGAAGCGGCAACGCGGCCAGTATGCTGATAGGCCAAGGCCCGTGAGCGTGAGGCTCCCTGTGCCCAAAAGGCAAGGTGCAAAACATGGCAAAAGAGACAAGTGGCAAGGTTTTGGCGGGAAAGCCCCTTCGAGGCGTCCGCACAAACAACATCCAGCATTCTACAAGCTGGGATCTTTCCAAAAATGGAATGTTTGAGAAGGTTGCCCGTAAAGGCAATGCGAATTATCAGGCTGCTGATCGGTTTACCCCGTCAAATCCTGATTATCAGTCTGGCGTCACCCAGAATGTTGGAAATCCCGTGCAGAGTGACGGGCTGCGCGGAGCAATCTCGCTCATAAGAGGCAAATGATGAAAAAAGTTGCTTTTATTGGCGGTCTGCTTGCGCTTGTGGGTGTAAGTGCCGCTTTGGCTCAGGGTCAGTTTCCGGGTTATCCGCTTGCTACGGCTTCGCCGTCCTCTGGAAATGCTGTTACGCTCCCGCTGACGGGTGTGGAGCAGATTCCGGCTGACACGATGCTGTCATATGGCATTCAGCCGCAGACGGAAGTTATTCAGACGCAGCAGTTGAAGGCGTATATCCTGTCGGGTTCGACGGTTACGACCTACATTCTGCCGACTGCCGTTACGATTGCTACGCTGCCGACTTGCACTTCGGCGCTGAATGGCGCTCGTGCGAACATCACGAATGGCGTGGCGTATAGCCTGACGCTGGCGGCTGCGGGTGCTACTGGCACGGCGGTTGGTTCCAGCACCGGCACGGTCACTCGCGCCGTTCTGTGTGGCTCCACGGACCAGTCCACGTTCGCGTGGGTTTATAACTAAGCCTTTGGGCGAAATGAAGGGGGCCTCGCCCCCTTCACCTTTTAGGGAATTTTCAAATGACCTACCCGACATCTGACGCAAAGTTTCCAGACTACCTTACGGGCGTAGATACTAAACTGGTTGCGCTTCGGGATGGGACTTACGCGCAGGCTGTGCTGGCTTTTCAGCCGCTTGCGCCTACGAATTACGATTATATCGCTTTGGGATATACCGGCACGGATTTGACGACTGTGCGGTATTATGAAGGCGGGCCGGGCGGAACGCTGATGGTTTCGCTAACGCTGGTGTATGATGGGTCGGGCAATCTGATTTCAGTCGCACGGAGTTAAAATGACTACTTGGGTTTTCAATCCGTTCACTGGAACTCTGGATATTGCTGGACCGGCGGGGCCTACGGGTCCTACGGGACCGTCTGGCGGACCTACAGGACCGACTGGAGCAACTGGACCTACCGGCGCAACGGGAGCCACAGGTAACACTGGCGCGACTGGCGGCATCGGCCCGACAGGCGCAACCGGCAGTGTTGGTCCCACTGGTCCTACGGGAGCCACGGGCGCTACCGGCCCTACCGGCAGCACAGGTCCCACGGGCGCGACGGGCAACACCGGCTCGACTGGCGCAAGCGGTCCGACAGGTCCTACTGGCCCCTCAGGCAATAGCATCACCTATCTGGGCCAAGTCACAACCGCGACGAGCCTTCCAGGTTATCCTTCCAGCTACACGGGCAATCAGGGTGATTGTTATGTTACGACTGATAACGACCATGTGTGGATTTGGAATGGCTTACTTTGGCTCGACAACGGGCCGTTTATCTCTGTAACAGGGCCTACCGGGGCGACAGGTAATACAGGTGCGACTGGCAGCACGGGGGCGACAGGTCCCACAGGCAATACGGGTCCAACTGGACCGACCGGACCAACTGGCGCAGGCATCACCTACAAAGGCACAGTTGCGACAGCTTCGGCACTTCCGGGTTATCCGTCCAGCTATACTGGCGCGATTGGCGATGCGTATGTGACGCTGGACACCACGCACCTTTGGGTCTGGAGTGGATCGACGTGGGTTGATAATGGCGCGCTTGCGACTGTGACAGGTCCGACAGGCGCAACTGGCCCAACTGGTCCAACTGGAGCCACTGGAGCGGCCTCGACTGTTCCGGGTCCTACGGGGCCAACGGGTGCCACCGGCAATACTGGCCCGACAGGCCCAACAGGCCCTACTGGCGCTGGCGGCACGGTTGCCTACTGGGGCTCTTTCTACGACACGACAAACCAAACTGCGGCCTCTACCACGACCGCATACGCAGTTTCGCTTGGCAACACCGATCCGAACAGCTTTGGCGTCAGCATCGCTAGCAGCAGCCAGATCACTTTCGCAAATGCTGGAACGTATAATATTCAGTATTCGCTACAGGCGGTGAATGCGGATACGCAGATCCATGATGTGAATGTGTGGCTGCGGTTGAACGGTTCGGATGTGACGGACACGAATAGCCGTTATGCTATCACCTCGTCACACGGCGGCACGGATGGTTATACCATTCTGGCGATCAACTATGTGTTGAAGTTGAGTGCTGGCGATTATGTGCAGTTGATATGGCAGCCGGAGAGCACTCAGATTTCGCTGCAGACGCTTGCTGCGGGAACGACGCCGACGACTCCGCAATCGCCGTGTGCGATTGTCACGGCCTGCATGGTGACTTATTCTCAGACGGGTCCGACAGGCGCTACGGGACCGACAGGTGCGACAGGGGCAACAGGATCGCAAGGACCGACCGGACCAACTGGCGCAACTGGCGCAGCCTCGACGGTGCCCGGACCTACAGGACCGACAGGTGCTACCGGTACTACTGGAGCAACAGGCGCAACTGGAGCTACAGGTGCCACAGGGGCAACCGGAGCAACTGGAGCACTAGGCCCAACAGGTCCAGTTGGAAGCCAAGGACCTACCGGCCCGACTGGAGCAACCGGAGCAACCGGCGCTCAAGGTCCAACTGGCGCTACTGGTCCAACTGGGGCCACTGGAGCAACTGGCTCTATAGGAGCAACTGGGCCAACAGGAGCAACTGGCGCAACCGGCCCTACAAGTTATCCTGCGGCAGGTATTGCGGTTTCGACAGGATCTGCATGGGGATCGTCTTACACCACATCAAATGCCATTCCAGTCACGTATGGTGGATCTGGAACCAACACGACATTCACGGCAGGTTCGGTAGTTTTTGCTGGAGCGTCTGGCGTTTATTCTCAAAGCACATCATTGTTTTGGGATAATACGAATAAGTTTCTCGGCATAGGCACAAATTCACCAGTTGCCGAGCTCGACGTAAGAGGTTCGACTGGAACAATTAGACTCCAGAAAAATGGAATCTTAACAAACAACTATTTTCAGTTTTATCCCAATGCAAACGCCTCGGTCGATTTCGGGACGAATTTTGAACATTACGACAACGGCACGAACGATGCTTTTATTGCTCTCGGTGGTGGCGGAGCGTCTGCTGGTAATATCAAATTTGGCACAAATGCTAGTGGGTCTGCTGCGACAAATAGAGCGCAGTTTGATAGTAGTGGAAATTTCTGGCCAGTGACTGATAACGCTTACACATGCGGAAAATCTGGGAATAGATGGTCCGCGATATGGGCGGTAAACGGCTCGATCCAAACGTCAGACATAAACGCAAAGACAGATATTGTTCCCTCTCCACTTGGTCTTGATTTTATTCTTGCGCTTAATCCTGTCGCATACAAATTCAAAATCGGCGGGAATAAAGTTGAGGCAGTTGAGGGCGACCCGGACAATCCGATTGTCACGCCCATACCCGGAAAAAGACAGCATTTCGGTCTGCTCGCCCAGCAGGTCAAAGCGGCTTTGCCAGAAGGCGTGGATTTTGGTGGCTGGATAAAAACCGATCCGAATGATCCAAACAGCGAAGAAGGTCTGAGATACGAGCAATTTATCTCGCCTTTGATTAAAGCGGTGCATGATTTATCTGCCCAGTTGGATGACGCAAAGGAGCGACTTGCGGCGCTGGAGGCTAAAAGATAAGAGGGAAAGATGGGAGCTTTGAAAATTTGTGTGTATGCAATCGCCAAGAACGAGGGAAAGTTCGTTGAGCGATTTTGCGAAAGTGCCTTACAGGCGGACTTGATTGTGATTGCAGATACAGGTTCAACAGATAATACCGTTGCGTTAGCAAAAAAAGCTGGCGCAACGGTTTTCAACATTTGCGTCACACCTTGGCGGTTTGACAAGGCGCGAGATGCAGCTCTTGCTTTAGTTCCCGGCGATTTTGATGTTTGTATAGCACTCGATCTTGATGAAGTGCTGGAACCGGGCTGGCGAGAAGAAATTGAAAGAGTTTGGACTCCAGGAACAACTCGTTTAAAATATGGATATGACTGGGGTAGAGGGCATTTCTTTTTAGCAGAAAAAATACACGCAAGAAAAGGATATTTTTGGCACCATCCTTGTCATGAATATCCACGACTTGATCCCCGCTGCACACAAATAATGACTGAAACTACAAAACTTTTAATTAGGCATTTGCCGGATGCTGAAAAAAGTCGAGGAACTTATTTAGAATTATTGGAAATGTCGGTAAAAGAGGATCAGCATTGCTCTAGAAACTCGTTTTATTATGCAAGAGAATTGCATTTTTATGGACGAGTTGATGACTGTATTGCAGAATGTAAAAGATATTTAGCGTTACCAGATGCTGTTTGGAACCATGAGCGCTGTTATGCTTCTCGTCTGATTGGAAAATGTCTCGAAATTAAAGGACAGCTTAAAGACGCAGAATCTTGGTATTATAAAGCTGCAATGGAAGCACCGGAGACTCGGGAACCTTGGTGTGCCCTTGCGAGTTTATTCTATACGCAAGGACGCTGGGCAGATTGCTACGCCGCCGCCTTGCGGGCTCTCCAAATTACCCATAAAGAACTGGTTTACACTATTGATCCGGTTGCATGGGGATTTCAGCCTTTTGATTTAGCGGCGATTTCCGCGTGGAATTTAGGGTTGAAAATGGAGGCTCTTAGGTATGCAAAAGAGGCACTTGCTTGTGATCCGCAAGACCCTCGCCTTGCAAATAATGTAAAATTGATGGAAAATGTTAACCCCACTATGAGTGGGGAATTTTTCTGGGCCTCGTGAAATACAAAAAGCGATGTGATAGGCTGAAGCCGAACAGAGGATTGTAAGTATGACTACGCCAGAGTCGTTTGCCCCCGGTTATCGCCTTACGGATGGCAACCAGTTAAATTTCCGCATTGCAAATCCGCAATGGTCTACGACATCAGCGGTATCTGCGACTTCTGGCGGCACAATGTTAACTTCCGCTAAAGTTGTTAATGCTGTGACTAACATCACTAATGCTTCAGTGCCGGGGGCCGGAATAACATTACCACAGGCGATTGAAGGCACTGCGCTTTTGTTGTCGAATAATAGTTCAAATGATGTCCGTGTATTTGCTGATGGAAATTCCACGATCAACGGACTTGACGGGCAAATCGGGATTATGTTGGCAAAGGGCACAACGGGTATTTTTATCGCAGTTGCCACGAAACAATGGTCGCAATTAAACACCACAAATGCGACGAGCATTTTCACGGTGGACTCTATCGCAACGCTGCGAGCTTTAGGTGTAAATCTGTTTAGTGCTGTGCTGGTGGAAGGTTATTATACTCCCGGTGATGGCGGTGGCGGGTATTTTTATGGAAAAACTGGGGGATCGTTTACGGATAACGGTGGCACGATTATTGTTTACGGTGGCGGAACTGGAACAAGTGCGTGGGTGCGAGAAAGCACTGAAAATGTAAATGTTAAAGAGTTTGGTGCGAAAGGTGATGATGTTCAAGATGACGCTCCATTTATTCAAAATGCGATAACAGCTGCAGCCTCAAACAATTCTATCTATTTTCCTCCCGGCAAATATCGTGTTGGAAGTCAGATTAACATATCTGCGTCAAATCTTACGATTTACGGGAATGGAGCGCTTATCGACTCGCGAGTTGGAGTCTATGCTGGAACATTTTATCTTAGCGGCACAGCTGGTTCGCTTCTGCCGGTAACGTCAGACATTACCGCAGGCACCACGACATTTACGCTTTCATCTGGAGATGCGGCATCATTAAGCGTAGGAGATTATGTAAAAATCCTCTCCGATGAAAATTATTTCACTATGACTGGGCGCGATTACAAGAAGGGCGAAATCGCACAAGTTGCGTCAGTTTCAGGCACGACAGTTACCATTGTTGGTTATGGATTTGTGCTTGGCTATACCGTTTCTGGCTATACCGTTACTGCCCAGAAGATCACTCCGATTGAAAATATTGTGATCGAAGGTTTAGATATTGAGGGTCAGGGCTCTACTTTTGCGATCGCGCAGATAGGCATTTGGGCTAAGTATTGTAAGAACTTAATTATAAATTCTTGCAAACTTTCCAACTTTTTAGTCGGAACTGAACTGGATACCTGCTTATTCTCAACGGTCGAGTCTTGCTTTATTAGTAAATGCAATGAGCCTACGACCGGATATGGAATAGCGGTGGGCAATTCAAGCCAAAACATTAATGTGCTGAATTGCTCGTTTGATAATAATCGACATGCGTGGACTACCGGTGGATATGATGGTGTTTGTATGTATTTGTCGGTAAGAAATTGTTTGTTACAGAACCATCTGGTGACAACGACAATTCAATCCCATGGCAATGCCAGATATGTGGATATAAGCAATAACATCATATCAAATTGTTTTAGCGGGATAGGCACGTCTAATCCTTATACGACAATTCATGGTAATTATATCGCCAATATCCATGGCACGGGTATTTATTCAGATGAAGCAGGCAATATCAATGTTGATGTGCAGAATAATGTCATCGACACATGCTCGACGGCATTCCTTTCTGCCATTTTCATCACAAATGATGTGATTACGTCTGAACAAAATCAATTTGTGGTGGTGAATAATAATACTGTTAGAAACTGCCCGAATGGGGGCGGAATAGCCATTAACGCGAACAATCCGCTCGTAGTTAATGTGGCGAATAATGTTATTTCTCACTATGGGTATCAAGGGATTGTCGTGAATAACGGCGATCAGATCAATGTGAATAACAATCTGATCTTCAATCCCGCGAGAAGTGGATATTACGGAATTTCTGTCACAGCTACCGCCTCTCCCAATCCAATATCAGTCTATGGATCGTCAGCGGTTATTACAAATAATAACTTGCCGAACGTCGCATATGGCATAAAAGTTGATAAACCGACAACTTTAGTGCTGCAGGGTAATTTAGTAAACAGCGATCCAAGTTACGTTTACACGATTACCAATGTGACGACTGTGTTGGGTCTTGATGTTCTTCAATCGCCAAATGGTTCCCTTTGGCGCGTAGCCGTCAGCAATGCTGGCGTGTTGTCTGCAACTTCGATATAATAGGGTTAAAAATGCCGATAAATCACAATAGCCAGACTCCAGACATCATAGGCACGATGTTCGCTACGACCAGTGAAAAAATTGGAGGGGCCGTATCAGCAGCTGCCATTACATCACCTTTATGGCTGCAGCAAATAAAACCTTACTCAGATGTTGCTGCGGTTTTTGTGCCTATTCTCGGCTGCATTTATCTGTCCATGCAGATCGGGTTTAAGTTGTGGGACAGGGCGAAGAACGAGGATTAATTATGAAAAAGTGCTGTTCAGGAACCCATGCGGACGGGCGGACGAGTCATGTCATGTCCGTTCATCACGATATGAAAAAGTTGATGTCTGCGAAAGCGAATAAGGGCGGGATTGCTCCGAATACGGTGCAGAAAGAACTTAAAACGCTGAAGGCTGACAAAAAACTTGGGGGTAATTGAGATGGCTAAAGGCAAGATGACGATGGCTGAGTGGGAACGCTCCCCGATGGACAAGAAAAAGGATGCAGCGCTCAAGAAAAAGGGCGTCAAAGAAGGTTCTGCAAAGGACGTGGCGATGGACAAAAAAGCCCTTGCGGCCTACAATGCCAAAGCTGCCAAGGCAAAAAAGAAGTAAGCCCACCACGGATTGAGTATAACATGGACCTAACCACGCAAAATGCGAAGGTTGTCGAGTGGCCGGAGAAGCTCCAATGCTTGTTCTGGCCGCAGGTCAATGGTATGCCTGTGCGCTATCGGGTGCTTTACGGCGGGCGCGGCGGGGCGAAGTCTTGGGGCATCGCTCGCGCGCTCGTCATTCTTGCCGCAAAGCGCAACATTCGCGTTCTTTGTGCTCGTGAATTACAGAACTCTATACGAGACTCTGTGCATAGAATTTTAAGTGACCAGATTGAATTGCTGGGATTGAATGGCTTTTATCAAATCGAGCAGGCGCGTATTTATTGCCCGTCTACAGGCTCTGAGTTCTCCTTCGAAGGCATTCGCAACAATGTCACGAAGATTAAGTCATATGAAGGTGTGGACGTTTGCTGGGTGGAAGAAGCGAACAAGGTCACTAAAAACTCGTGGGACGTTCTCATTCCGACGATCCGCAAGGAAGGTTCTGAAATCTGGGCTTCGTTTAACCCGGAGCTTGAAAGCGACGACACGTATGTGCGTTTTGTCCTGCACCCGCCGAAAAACGCGATTGTGCAAAAAATTTCATGGCGCGATAATCCGTGGTTTCCGCAGGTTCTTAAACAGGAAATGTTAGACCTAAAGGCCCGCGACCGGGACGCTTATCTGCATGTGTGGGAAGGCGAGTGCCGGAAAAGTTTGGAGGGCGCGGTCTATGCGGACGAACTTCGTGATTGCGCTGAAGAAGGTCGTATCACACACGTTCCTCATCATTCTAGCTCTGCTGTTAATCTATATTTCGATCTTGGCAGGTCTGACAGCACGTCAATTATCTTTGAACAGTATGTCGGAATGCAAAGACGGGTTGTTGATTTTTACGAGAATAGGCTTAAAGGGCTAGACCATTACATTCATGTGTTGAGAACACGTCGCGGCTCCACGGGCGAGTTGTATGATTATGGCACTTGCTGGCTTCCTCACGATGCCCGCGCTAAAACGCTAGGATCGAAAAAGTCTATCGAGGAGCAGATGCGGGACGCGGGTTTCCAAGTCCGTATTGTTCCGCGTTTGTCAAAGTTCGACGGGATCATCGCGGCGCGGAGTATTTTCCCTACGTGCTGGTTTGACGCTTCTCGTTGTGAAAAAGGGTTGCTTCATGCCCTTCGCCATTATCATTACGAAGAAAATCCGACGACTGAGACCTTATCCAACGAGCCGGTCCACGACTGGTCATCCCATGCAGCCGACGCCTTTCGTTACATGGCAATCGCCTCGAATGAAGGAGGCTCGGATGGGCGTAGTCGTAAAGTTGCTGGAGCGTTGAAGCGGCAAAGCGGTTTGATGGGCAAATTACAGGGCTTTACCGAGAGCCTGGGATGGATGGGATAAATGGCACGGCAAGCAGTTGACAGCGAAAAATACCAGAAAGTCCTGAAAAGAGCGCAGGAGCGGTTCAAACGCTGCGAGGCGTGGGAGTCCTATGCTCGTCGTTTGTTCATGGATGATATTCGCTTTGCGAACGCTGACCCGGACAATAAATATCAGTGGCCGACAAGAATGTGGAATGATCGGCAGCGCGATGAACGCCCAGCGCTGACGATTAACAAGACCCGTCAGCACAATCTGAACATCATCAATGATGCGAAGATGAATAAGCCGGGTATTAAGTATCGTGCGGCAGGCAATGGTGCGACGGCTGAAAGCGCCCGTATTTGGGACGGCATTGCACGGCATATTGAATATCAGTCGAACGCTGCGGCACACTATGATGTTGCCACGACTTTTCAGGTCGAAGCGGGCATCGGCTATTTGCGGGTCGTAACAGACTATGTGGACGAAAACTCTTTCGATCAAGAGATTTTTGTCACGAGCATTCCTGACCCACTGACGGTTTACATGGACCCGGACGCGAAGGCTCCTGCGAAAGAGGACGCGAGGTTCGGGTTTATCTTTGAGGATATGCCGAAGGAAGTTTTCGACCAGAAGTATCCGCAGTATAAGCAGTTTGCTGGGCAGGAAGTTCTGGTTGGAGAAAAAGGCTGGTTTGATGAGGATCATGTTCGCGTTGCGGAATATTTTGAAGCAGAAGATGTGAGTGATGAACTGCTGATGTTTAATGGGCCGGATGGTCAGCCTATGACGTTGATGGCTTCTGATTTGCGTAAGGTTGATCCTAAGAGCGCAATCTTCGATGACCCCCAGACTCGCAAACGCCCGACAACTCGCCGCACAATTCATTATCACCTGATAATCGGCAATCACGTTATTACTGAGGAAGAAAAGATCTGGATTGGCAAGACCATTCCGATTATCCCGGTGATTGGTGAAGAAACTGTTATTGAGGGTCGTATGGATCGTAAGGGTCATACCCGTGCGATGAAAGACCCTCAGCGTATGTATAACTATTGGGCGTCTGCTGCAGTAGAATACGGAGCCTTGCAGTCCAAAACCCCGTGGCTTGTCGGGGTGGAAAGCGTTGAAGGCTTTGAGGAATACTGGGCTACGGCTAATCGCCAAAATCACGCTTATCTGCCTTACAAGTCTGTTGGAGATGATGGTAAGCCTCTTGCTCCACCTACTCGTGTGGAGCCACCTGTTCCTTCGCCAGTCGCGTTGAAGGGCATGGAAGTTGCCAACGTCGAAATGCAGATGGTTTCGGGGCAATACGAAAACCAACTGGGGATGCAAGGCAATGAGCGCACGGGTAAGGCGATTGCTGAAAGGCAGCGTCAGGGCGACCGTGCGACTTATCACTTTATTGATAATCTGGCTATCGCCATTCGTCAGGTCGGCAAGATCATTTTGGATTTGGTGCCCAAAATCTACGACACCAATCGTATCATTATGATCCTTGCTGAAAACAATGAGAGCCTTGAGGTCAAGCTCGACCCCCAACTCCAGCAGGCGCACATGCTGGAACTTAATGAGAATAATGAGGTCATCGGGCGCTTGTTAAACCCTGCGATTGGTAAGTATGAAGTCACGGCAGATGTGGGTCCGGGTTACGCCACGAGGCGCGAGGAAGCGTTTAATGCGCTCACCTTGATCCTTACGCAGAACCCCGGCCTTACCAGCATCATTGGTGACATCATGTTCCGCGCTGGTGATTTCCCGATGGCGGAAGAAGCTGCAGAACGCCTCAAGCGTATGGTGCCGCCGCAGGCGTTGGGTCAAGGTCCGTCGCAGAACGAGCAGATGCTTGCCCAGCAGGCGCAGCAACTGCAACAAGCCTTGCAGGCCACAATGGACGAACTTGCCAAGGAAAAGGGCAAATCGCAGGCTCGTCTGGAAAAGCGCGAAGTCGAGGTTTACGACGCGATTACCAAGCGTCTCGACGTGCTTATCAAAAACGTGGGGCTTACTGCTCCGCAGACGGCGCTGGTGTCCGATCAGGCTGTCGAGGAAAGCACCGAAGTTCCGATCAGCGATACCTACGAAGGTCATCAGGATCAGATGCCTGGACGCCAGATGTCTTTGGCGCTCGAAGATCACGAAATTCCGCCGGGAGGCTCACGCGGTCCCGATGGTGAAGTGTATGCCCCGCACCCACAGATGCCGGGTGTGCTGGCCCGTGTAACGAAGGAACTTTGAAATGGCTAATCGTGACCGCAGAAATGAGGCTTTCCGGGCTGGCTTTGAAAACCCGTTGATGGGTGACATTGGACCGTTGCAGCGTCTTTATGGCACCGTGAGTGCTATTGGTGAGGAATTAGGCGGGGGCGATATGGGCACCCCATTTGGGCAGCGTTTTGCCGAACGCCAGAAAGCGACGAAGGCTGACATCAAGCGTCTGCAGGAACTTCGTGCCAGACACCCAGAGGAGTTCGGGCGCGGCATGATGCATGCGCAGGAACAGATGGACCCTTACATGCTGGGTCTGGGAACGGGTGCGGTCGGCGGTATGCGTCCGATGGGATCGACCCGCTTTACGCCAGCTCCCGGTGAAGCGCCTATTCGTGCTCTTGAAGGTCCGGGTGGAATGCAGGCTTTGCCCGCCCCGGCTCCGCGTATGATGGCTGCGCCGCAAGGAATGGCAGAGGCTGCGCCCGCTGCGCCTTATTATCGCAACGTCCCGCCGGAAATGGGCACGTCGATGCGTCCGATGACGCCGTTCCAGCAGAACCAAGTCGGCCTTTCGACGGGGCGTTTTGGTATGCAGGGTTATGCCCCGGAGATGGCTGTCACGGATTTTGAGACTTACGCTCCGGGTGGCATGGGTCGCACAACCAGCGGCCCGACCCCGATTAATAAGTTCGACCAGAACATGATGGACGCTTATCGCCGTGGGCGTATGGGCACAGGTGCCTCGCGTGGAATGTATGGTGAATATACTCCAGAGGAAATGGGTTCGGCCATTACGCCTTATCGTCAGGGCGGGCTGGTTTATGAACCTGTTGGGCAGCAAGGCGCTGCGCCTCGGCAGATTGGTGGCCCGCAGGGTGCGCCGCGTCTGGGTTATGAAAGAGGTCCGATTGAGGGCCAGTGGTCGGAGGTTTATGGCCTGCAGGGTCCCCAAGGTCGTCCCGGTTATGGCGGCGGCATGGATTTCGGCGTGACTCGTGAAGGCATGGCGATGTCGCCTACGGGTATGCGTTTTGATCCGCGACTTGCGGCTGCAGCGATTGGCGGCACGACCGGCTACATGGCAGGACGTGGCGGCGAGCCTCGTGCAGAGTTGCCCGTCATGGACGTTTACGCTCGTCGTGGTCCCCATGCGTATGGCCCGGAGATGCCGCGTAACTATGGCCCGGAAATGTCTTTGATGACGCTTCCGAACAATCCGATGCAGGGGCCTGTCGGCGGCGCAACGCTGCGTAGCGAGAACATGCCGATGTCGCCAGCAGAGGGCCGGACTGCAAAAGGCAAAGGTGGAAAGAAAGAAGAAAAAGCTGCGCCACAGCAGCAGCCTGCATTTGAAGGCAACTTGAACTATTACGTGACGCAGGCTCTTGATCGTCTTTTCGGTCAGGGCGAGGCCGAACGTGGACGGCAGTATCAAGAATATTACGCTACAAACCCCTGGCCGTATTGAGGGTTGAATAATGGCTGAGCCCAAATTGCGCGGGGGCGTTTATGAAGCCCCTGCCGGACAAGACCTTTTCAAACTCCAAGAGGAGTTCTATGCACTCCACCCGGAGTCGAGGGTAACTCCGGGTGAGAATGTGCTTTATGGTCAGCAAGAACGTGAGCAGATGAATGCCCTGTATGGCACCCCGTCACAGACTGAAAACCTGTTCAACACCCTCATGCCCGCAAACTTGCGAGCGGCCTTTGGCACATACATCGGGGGCGATCAGCCTTACACCCAGCATGACTTTACCCCAGAAGATCTCGCAGCGATGCGTGAGCATTATTTGCGTGAGCAAGCGGCTTACGCGCAGCATCCTGCAATCCCTGATATGCCTTTCACGGAATATTCTGGGCTCCGACACAGTTTGCCGCCTGTGCAAAGCCTTCCGGGTTTAGGCAACGTCTTGCAATCTTACACAGATCAGAATTATCGCCTTGCTCCGTTCACAAGCGGGGCGTATTATGAGCATAGCCCAGAGGGCACTTACTTACGAAATGAGTATCGTGTGGGCGAATATCAGCGACCTGTCCGGGTTTTGCTGCCACAATAGGAGCCAAGATTGTCGAGAGAACCGTTGATAAGACTGCCCGGAAAAGGGGCACACGCGCACAAGTTAGTCGCACAGACCGCCAAGGAAATGGCGCAAGAAGTCTATGAAAAGAACGCTGGTCGTTCAAACGACTTCTACAAAGAATATCCTGACATAAATTCTTATGTCGAAAATTGCTGGGCTCTTTATCTTGATGCGGCTAGAGCCACGTTGGCGCAGTTATTAACCACCAACATGGATGAGTCCTTGAAAGAACAGATACATGAGGCATTAGTAAGAGACGCGACATTGCGTCGAGGACGTGAGGGCGTCCTTCAAATGAAGAAAGGTGCAGGAGCCTAGCCATGAACACCATGCAGAAATTCTGGGAAGCCGCGATGCGGCAAAGTGACGGGGAAAGCGGCGCGGCAACGCCAGAAGCACCAGCCGCTGCCGAAACACCCGTTGTGGCCGATGCGGCTCAAGACACAGCGGTTGCGGGTGAGGCGCTCGGTAACGACGAGTCCATAACTGCTGAAAGCTCTGCAAAACCCCCGCAGGGCCTTTTGGATCGCATCGGCCAGCTTACCCGACAGAAGCGGGAACTTGAGGAACGCCTGCAGCAGGCTGAATATTATCAGCAGCAGCAATACGCTCCGCAGCAGCAGCCCGCTGGCGAAGTCCCGTATGACCCGCGCCAGATACAGCTTGAAGTCCACCGTCAGGCGCAGGAACTTGCCAAGCAGCAACAGTGGAAAGACACCACTGATAAAATCTGGAATGACGGGCTCGGCAAGTATGGCGACTGGGCTCCGCAGTTAAACAACATGGCGCAGATTTTAGGGGGCATTCCGACGACCCTCACGGAAGCTGCGATTGAAACTGGAAATCCGCAGGACGTGCTTTATCATCTGGCGAAGAACCCGGATGAAGCGGCGCGGATTGCCATGCTGCCTCCGACAAGACAGGCAGTTGCGGTGGCGAAGTTGGCGCAGGGACTTAATGCCCCCAAGCGCGTAAGCAGCGCCCCGCCTCCCATCACCCCGAAAGTGCAGGGCATCGGTGCGGCTCCGGCCACACTTGACGACCCGGACATTTCCATGGAAGAATGGGCGAGATTACGCAACGCGAGCACTTCGCGTCGTAGAAGGTAGGCGGGATCACCTTACGATCCCCCCTCTCTGGCCGTGGGGCAAACGGTCTGGGCTGGCCCGACAAAGTGACGGACGCGGGCACCGTCGAAACGCAGGGGACTCCCCCATGCTTTTTGATGTTAGTAGTAGCGCGTCCGCGCTTAACCAGAGGTCAGTAAAATGTCCAATACAATTCTTACAATTAACATGATTACCCGTGAGGCCGTTCGCCTCTGGGTCAATACCAACTCGTTCCTCCAGCACATCGACACGCAGTATGACGACCAGTTCGCCATCACTGGCGCGAAGATCGGCCAGAGCCTGCGTATCCGCCTGCCGAACGACTATACCGTTCGCACGGGTCCGGTCGCGCAGATTCAGGACACGGCGGAAACCAGCACCACGCTGACGCTCGCCACCCAGAAGGGCGTGGACGTTTCGTTCAATTCTGCCGAGCGCACCATGAGCTTGGACGATTACTCGAAGCGCATTCTTGCCCCGGCGGTGAACAATCTGGTCGGCGCGGTTGCTGCGGACGTTATGTCTGGTTCTGAGGGCGGCGTTTCCAACCTTGTCGGTAATTTCGACTCGGCTGGCAATCTGCTGAAGCCGACGCTGGAAACCTGGCTGAATGCCAAGGCCCTGCTGTCGCAGCGTTCGGCTCCCACCGATAACCGCAAGTTCATTCTGGACCCGGTTACGATGGCCCGCACGGTGCAGAACCTGTCTGGCCTGCTGAACCCGGCTACGGAAATCTCCGAGCAGTATCGCAGCGGTGAAGTTTATAACGCGATTGGCTTCGACTGGTTCGAAGATCAGACCGTTATCAAGCACACGGCTGGCACCTATGTCGTCGGCACGTCGCCCACGGTCAACGGTGCGGGTCAGACTGGCACGAGCATCAATGTCACGATTGGCGCTTCGTCCTTCACGGTTGGCGACATCATCACGTTCGCTGGTGTGAACGCTGTCAACCGCATCACCAAGGTTTCGACCGGCGAGCTGCAGCAGTTCGTTGTGACGAGCTACGCTGGTGGTGTTCTTGGCATCTATCCTGCGATTGTGCCGCCGGTTGGTGGTTCGACTGTCCAGTATCAGACGGTGACGGCTTCCCCGGCGAACGGTGCGGCCATCAACTCGCTGATCCTGTCGGGCGTCACCTATCGCAAGAACATCGCGTTCATCCCCGACGCGGTGACGATGGCGACTGCCGATCTGGAAATGCCGAAGAACATGCAGGAAGTTGCGCGTGAGCGTATGGATGGTGTGTCGCTTCGTATGGTGACGGGCTTCGACATTAAGTCGGATCAGTTCATCACCCGTCTGGACGTTCTTTACGGTTATCTCTGGGTTCGCCCGGAATGGGCCGTGGTCGTCGCGGACATCATCTAATCACAAAAGGCTGGGGGCTTCGGCCCCCGCCACCTTTCAAGGAGCAGGTAAAATGGCTAAAGCAAGACAGCAGTATCTGGGCGTTTACGAAAACATCGACTTCCCAGAATACAAGTTTCAGGAATATCCGAAAGTGGTCGGATATAAAGACGAGAAAAAGAAAGAGCCCATCATCGTTGCAGATGCGCGTGAGGAAGTGGAGTTTATCACCACTGGATCGCCGGGGGCGCATATTTCTCGTGAGGACGAATTGCAGGCTGAACTTGATCGCAAGGCTATGGAACTTGAAGCCGCCAAGAAACAGCTTGCCGAACTTAAATCGCAGCAGGATAAGGCAAAAGCCTCTGTTCTGACGCCTGCGAAGAAAGAAGGTTAAGGATGACAACGACTGCCAATGACATCATAACTCTAGCGTTTAAGGACGCTGGTATTCTCGGTGTCGGGCAGTCGATGCTCCCCGAAGATTATAATGATGCGCTGACCCGCATGAACATGATGATCGCACAGTGGCGTGTTAAACGCTGGCTTGTGTGGCATCTTGTTGATAAAAGTGTGCTGTCAACGGGGGCGCAGAGTTATACAGTTGGTCCGGGCGGAGACATTGATGTGTCTTGGCGACCGGATAAACTGGAAAGTGCTTTCTTTCGAATGCTTCCGGGGTCCACAGGCACACAGTCTGTGGACTACCCCTTACAAATTTTGTTCTCGTATGAGGACTACGCGAGGATCACGCTGAAAAGCCTCGTGTCGTTTTCGCAATGTATCTTTTATGACTCTGGGTATCCACTGGGAAGAATATATCCGTGGCCGATCCCGCAAGCGAACCTTTACTCAGTTCACATTATTCTAAAAGAAGTGCTGAATGAGTTCGCAGACTTAACGTCCACTTTCGATTTTCCTCCAGAGTATCTGGCTGCGCTGCATTACAATATGGTTGTGAGATTGCGCGCTGCGTATCGTATGCCAGAGGACCCAGGGTTTAATGGTTTGGCTGCAGATGCGATGCAAACGCTGCGTTCTGCGAACGCGCAGATTCCAAGTCTTGTAATGCCGGATAATCTGGTCCGTCCGAGCGTTTACAACATTTACTCTGACCAGACGAGGTAATACAATGGCAACTCCTAATCGTTTTCAGTCAGGCTTTCGTCTTGAGGATGGTGACGCTCTTAATAAGGCGCTTGCTGGTCCCCAGTGGGAGACGAATTATGGTATCACTGCTTTGGCTGGTGGTGCTTTATCATCGGCTACGCCGGTCCTAAGCCTTGGCGCGAATGTTGTCACGGTTGTGGCTACTGCGGGTGACAGCGTTGTTCTGCCGAGCGCGGTTGCGGGCAGCGTTGTTTACATGCTGAACGCCGATAGCGCGGACTCGGTGAAGGTTTACGCTAAGAGCCTCGACACCATCAACGGCACGGCGGGCGCGACTGGCGTTTCGTATGCGGCTGCGAAGCGTGTGCTTTTCATCGCTGTGACGAACGGCGTGTGGATTGCGAATGTGCTTGCTGCCAGCTAATATTTGGTAAAGGGTTTAAGATGCCTCAGATCCAATTAGTTCAAGGTGCATATGAAGCGCGGAGCGTGATCGCAAATGCCCAGCGCTGCATCAATCTATACCCGGAACTAAATACAAAAGATGCTGAGGTGCCTTATACGCATTACTGCACCCCTGGGCTAGTTACGCTGGCTCAGGGGATTATTTCGGAAGTAAGACAACTTTACACCGCGAGCAATGGTTTGCTTTTTGCGGTGATTGGTAATCTGGTCTACTACGTGCCGGATAACTTTGTTTTGCAGGTGTTGGGGGCAATCAATACGCAGTCTGGTCTTGTGTCCATGTATGATAACAAGTTTGAAGTTATCATTCTGGATGGATCGACGATTGGCTGGAGCATTGATCTGACTACGCTGGCGTTTAATGTTTTTAATCCCACGAATTTTGTGGGTGGAAATCAAGTAAGATATATTGATACGTTTTTGGTATCGAGCACTTTGGATGGTAATATTCAGTCAAGTGACTCGAATGCCACGACCTACACCGCGTTGGCTGAAGCCACGATGTCGGGAGACGCTGACAGGCTCCAGATCATCGACGTGGTGCACAAGGAAATCTGGAGTTTTGGTCGAAGAACTACAGAAGTCTGGAGTAATGTCGGCGGGTTCCCGTTCCCCTTCTCGCCTATTCCCGGTGTTTTTCTGCAGCATGGTATTGCGGCGTTAAGATCGCTGGCGAAGTGGGGCCTTAACATTTTCTGGCTTTCGCAGGACAACAACGGCGAAGCGTTGGTGATGATGGGCACGGCCTATAAGGCTGACATTATCTCGACTCCTGCCATCAGTGATGCCATCGGTGGGTATGAGACGATTAGTGATGCAATCGGGTTCACCTATCAGCAGGGCTCGCACATTTTCTATGTGCTGACTTTTCCGACTGCCGATCATACTTGGGTTTACGATCTGTCCACCCAACTTTGGCATGAGCGGGCGTGGCTCGACAACAACGGGGCGCTCCATCGTCATCGTGCAAACTGCGTGGCTTTTGCTTACGGCAAAACAATCTGCGGTGACTGGCAAAACGGAAAACTTTATAACTGGGACCTTCACGCTTACACGGATGATGGCGCTGCGATTATGCGGCTTCGCTCTTTCCCGCATCTTGTGAGCAGCCTTGACCGCATTAGCTATAAGCAATTCATGGCTGATATTGAGGTCGGCACGGAGCCTGATCCTGCGATTGACCCGTTTCTAAATCTCCGCTGGAGCGATGATCGTGGCGTGAGTTTTGGAAATGGTGTGCAGCAATCTTTAGGCAAGGTTGGACAATATCAAACTATTCCAAGTTGGAATAGACTGGGTTTTGCGAGAGATCGTGTTTTTGAGTTGTCGTGGACTGCTGCTTGCGCGACTGCGCTGAACGGCGCGTTCATTGATATTGAGAAGATGGAGACGTAGGATGCTTCGTGCGCTCGTCCCAAACTCCTTGAAGAACCTGATACAGCCGGATGGGTCTATTTCCCGACAATTACAGCTTTTGCTTACCGCTTTGGTTGCAAATTCTGTCCCGGTAACGGAAAATGCGACCACTGGTGCGCCCTTGGCGGGGGCGGTTTTGTTGCCGAATGCAGCTAAAATTCCCCCCGGATGGACACAAATAGACACACTGACCATAGGTGCGAACACCTATAAAGTCATAACGCTTAGTTAGGAGAGCGGTATGGACCCTGTAACACTAGCAATGATGGGCGGCACCGCGCTCTCTGGTATCGGTAGTATTTTAGGCGCTGGGACGCAGGCCAGATCGGCACAAAGTGCTGGGCAGATGGGTTGGCTTGGCTCCTTGTTGGCCGCACAGGCTGCGGATCAGGGCTATCAACGGGCGCAGACGGCCCTTTCGCCTTATACGACTGCTGGCTCGAAGTCGATGGAACTTCTGCAGTCCTATCTGACCGGCGATGCTGCGCAAAAGGCTGGCGTCGGTGGTGGCGGTCCGTCGCTGATTAGCACCTTTCAGCCTACGCAAGCGCAGCTTGAACAGACTCCAGGTTATCAGTGGGCACGGAGTCAGGCGCTTGGTGCGATGTCAAACGCCGGAGCGGCGAGGGGCCTTGGCACTTCTGGCAATCTGGTTCAGCAAATCGGCCAGACTGCAACAGGGCTTGCCTCGCAGACCTTTCAAGATCAGTTGAAAAACTATCTTGCTCAAAATCAGCAAGCCTACAATATGCTTTACGGGCCGTCCCAGTTGGGCGCGTCTGCGGCGGGTGGCATTGCTAATGCGGCGATGGGCGCGGCGGGGCAGATCGGACAGGCTGCGACGGGCGCAGGAACTGCATTGGGCCAAGGCATCATGGGTGCAGGCAATGCCATGGCGCAAGGCACAAATGCGCTTTTCGGCGGCATCGGCTCGGCTGCGTCCATTCCGTATTTTGCTGCGAACTTTGGTCAACGTCAGACGGGCACGACTGGTTCGCCCACGACCGGCGCTCCGGCTGGACTTTTCGATTGGTTCGGGGCTGGAACTCCGACACGCCAGATGAACCCAATGAATTACGGTCCGCAACTCCCCGGCATTGGCGGCTACTAAGGAATTAAAAGATGGCTGATGGCATTCCGTATCCGCAGGCTCCGACCTATAGTGCGCCGAACCCTCTGCAGCAGATGGAGCAATTTCAGGCTCTTGGTCTGCGTGGTGCAGAAATGCAGCGCGTTCAACAGGCCGTTGAGCAGCAGGAACTTGTAAATAAGTCGAAGCGCGCGATTGGCGGCCTGGCGCAACATGCTTTGGACCCTGCGACGGGTGAAGTTGACATGCACAAATTGCTGGGCATGGCGGCGCAGCACCCAGATGCGGCTTTGGGGTATGTGGATTTAGCACAGCAGGCTCTCAACATGGGCCTTGTTGACGCGCAGCGGCACAATCAGCAGCTTGAGGCACAGGCGAAAGAATTAGATTTCACCGCAAAAGCCATGGCTGGCCTCGCAGATGACCCGGACGTTCGGGATAATTCACCTGCCGCCAATGGCAAAATCTTCGGAGCCTTTGCACAGATCGGTATGGCGACTGGCAAGCCGCGCAACTGGGCAATGCAGCAAGTTCTTAACTATCAGCAACTGCAGCAAAAAGGCGGTGTCATGCCGTCGCAGTTTGTAAAGAACGCTTTGGCGGGCTCGGAAGCCGGACGTGCTGCGACCACGCAGGCGATGGAAAAGTTTAAGACGATGACCGAGCCTGTTCAGGTCGTGGAATATGACCCGGTGACAGGTGAAAGAGTGCCTACGACTATTCCGCGTTCGGAATGGATGAAACGACAGGCTGCTCGCGGAAATCTTGTTGGTGTTGGGTCGGCTCCTCCTGGCACCGCAAGTAGGCAGGGAGAGTCACCCTCGGCTCTCCCTGCTGCCGACTATGCCCAGCGTAGTGTGGCGACGGGACTTCCAGCTGGTGAAGCGGAAGCGATCAAGGGGCAGACCGACGCATGGAACAAACTGCGTGGTGAAGTGCAGGAAGGGGCGCAGAACGCGACCGCCAGCATGATGCAGATTGAGGACATGGAAGGGAAATTGAAAAGCATGGGGTATCGGACTGGCACGTTCAGCCCGGAACAACTCCAGTTGGCGAAGGCCGCGCTGTTCTTTGATCCGCAGGATACGAGCGGCGCGCTTAACGCTGTGCTTGGCACGAAGGACCCGAAAGAGGCTGCTAAAGTTATCGGCACGATGGAGGCGTTTGATAAGCAAGCGATCATCCAGAAAACCGAGGCGCTTCGCACGGCCATGGGCTCTGCGAACAAACTTACAAACACTGAGTTCAAGACTTTCCAAGATGCACTTGTTGGTCTGCGGACTTCGCCGCAAGGCATTCAGGAAATCTATAAATACATGACCAAGCTGAACAAGATCGTGCAGGAACGTGCGAACTTTCTTGAAGATTATACTGCAGAACTTGGTCATACGCCTCATGGCAGGGACGCGGTGCGGTTTGAAAAAGAATGGTTTGAGTTTGTGAAGCGCCACCCGCAGCTTTACAAATACGAAGGGCCGAAGGGAGAAGAATGATGGCAAGAAATTTTGACGTTTCTTACAATCCTCTCCAGACGCTCAAGGCTGGCATCGGTCGGGTTGAAAGTGGCAATAACTATCAGGCGCTTGGTCAGGAAATTAAGCGCAAGGGTGGAACGACAGATCGCGCTTATGGCAAATATCAGGTCATGGGCGCGAATATTCCGTCTTGGACTGAGCAAGCCCTTGGCCGCAAGCTGACGCCTTTTGAGTTTTTGCACAGCCCGGAAGCACAAGAGGCTGTGTTTGAAAACCAGATGATTAACAACTTGCATAAGTATGGCAATCTGCAGGACGCTGCGTCGGTGTGGTTTTCGGGAAGGCCCTTAGCGCAAGCCCAGAAGGCTGGTGCACACGACATCAACATGGGTGTTGGGCAATACGTTGCCTCTGCATTAGGGCCGCAGGCTGGGGCTGCGCCGGGTGTGCAAGTTGCTGGTGGAGATCAGGCACTTTTTGATCGTTTACAGGCTCGTGCTGCACAGCGTTTGAGCCCGGAAGTGCAGGGCGAAGTCACGGCTGGTGTGCCGGGGGCGGAAGATGCTTTTGCTCGTTTGCAAGAACGTGCTGCCCAGCGCCTCACACCTACGCCGTTGCCAGAACAAGCACCTGTTTCTGTGCCTCATCCGGCACCGCCGATTAGTGTCACCCCGCCGCCGTCACCTGTTCCCCCGGTTGAGTGGGGAGCGGGTAAGGAATTTTTGAATGCTGTTACGATGGGCGCGGTGCCATCGGTCATGGCTGCGACAGGGCCTTATACGACGCAGCAAGTTCAAGCGGCGCGCAAGGCTTATGAGCAGGAATATCCGTATCGGAGCGCTGCGGCTGAAATCGGCGGCGGCATTGCACAAGGCATTGGGTTGGCGGCGGCGGCTCCTTATGCCGGGGCGGCGCTATTAGGTTCTAAGGCCATACAGGCGCTTCCTTATGTGTCGAAGGCCCTTCCCTATGTCGAACGCCTTGCTGCCTATCGTCCGGGCATGGCAGGGCCGTTTCCAAGCGGCGGATACGTGGCGAAGCCCGGAGTGTCGGGTGCGGTCGAGCGCCTTGTGGGTGGCGGCGCTATTGGCGCAGGCAAGGGTGCCACACAGGCAGCGCTCAATGTCGGCGTTCACCCGGAAGTCCCGGCTGGCGAGCAGATCGCCACGGGCGCTACGATGGGAGCATTTGCCGAACCTGCCGCCCGTTACATGATGGGCGCTGCCGGTCCTGCTATGGCCCCTCGCATTGAGGAGCCTGTGCGTGACATTGGCCGCATGGCGCAAGGCAAATACAATATCTCCTTGATGCCTTGGCAGTTGTCGAACATGCCTGCCGAGCAGCAGCTTTCTAGCAAGTTGCTGACGCCGGAAGTTGCCACCAAACAGGCGAAGGAATTTAGTAAGGCTGTCGGGGATTTGTTTGGGCACACTGGTGAGTTCACGCCACGGGCTATCGAAGTGACGCGAGACGCCATTGGCAAAGACATCAGCAACATCGCTAAGAATACCCCCATAAACCTTACAACGACTGGTCTGGGCCGCACTGTTCGTCGTGACATCGACGCGCTTGTGCATCAGGCCATCACGACTGTAAGCGATCCTGCGGACTTGAACAAAATCCTCCGCACCATCGCTCATGTGGACAATGCGGTTTTCCAAAAAGGTCTGCGTGGCGATGTGATCCAGAACTTAGTCCAGAAAAATGGCACGATCAATCACGGGCTGCCGCCCACAAGCAACTCTCTCTATCAGTTCTATAACACCCAACTCCAGCGCATCGCTGACAAAGTGTTTGATGGGGCGACAATTCCTGGCAAGGCTGACGCTTGGCGTGACGCCAGACGGAAATACAAAACCGCGCTTATGGCTGAAGATGCGGCGACCGTCGCTGGCATTCTCGACCCGAAGAAGTTTGCGTCTGCGGCTGAAAAGAAAGGCGCAGGCGGGGCGGAACGTGAATTGCAGGACATCGGCAATGTCATGTTCAGTGTGAATGAAAAAGGTATGCCGATTGTGCCGGGGCGGGCGCAGGAAGGAAGATTTTTTGAAAATCCGATGGTCCAGATTTTGGGCGCGGCTGTGGCACCTTATGCGGCTGGCAGCATGTCGGAGTTGGGACAAGCGGCGCTTTCGACCATCGGCTTTAGCTCGTTGACGGCGGCTGCTGGCGGTGCGGCCCTTGCGGCTGCGCGTTACGGCGGGGCCAAAGGCTTTGAGGCTGCAAAACATCGCATGTTGACTTCGCCCTATTATTCCCGTGCAATCATGCAAGGCGAGGCCCCTGCGCTACATAATGTGCTTGCCGGACCTGTCGGTGTGTCGGGCGCGGTTAG